GTGAGGCATCTAAGATTGAAACTATGAATTCATTAGAAAACAGGATACAGGTATCTTTTGTTGGAAGCAGGGGTAGGGCTGTTGAGAAGTATTCTGGGTTTGTTCGGCAGTGGTGCCGCAGGAACTATGTAAAGATATTGGATACCGACAAATAAATTCATAATATACTACAATGTCCGACAACTATATATAGATATGAAACAATGTAGTATATGGGACAATGTCCTAGGAATGAAATTACAATGAACGAAATCATAACAAAAATCGATGTCCTAGCCGAAACGGCAATCAGGGACATCGAATCTGGAATGTTTGATGAAATGAATATGAATAATGAAGAATTATATAATCAGGTCAGTAAAATGACCAACCAAGAATTGGAAAGACAAGTAACAGAGATCACGGGAGAACACTATCTAATGTATAAACGGGATGAACTGATAGATATTGTATATGGTTTTGCAGTCCAGGAGTGAAACAATATGAGCATGGAATCAGAATTTGAACATGGAATGGATGATGAAATTTTAAGTTCATGTGTTGAAAAAATAAACAACATATGGAATAAGTACGGCTGTCCTTACCCCAATCAAACCACTACAACTGAGGTGGCGGGCATGAGGCCATATTGTGATGATATGGAGCCAGATGACCAAGATGTGGTGGACAAGTACAACATGTATGTTGATCAAATATACTCATTGATAGATGTGTTTCACATTGGCAGCGGTATATGGTACACTCACGTTGATAATCCCGACGAGTGGGATCAATATTCGGAAGATGCCACGGAGATTATTCAAGAATTCATTGCGGAATATCTATGGGGTGCTGTTTGCATGTCATAATTTATGATACAAACTAAATTTTTTTGGTGATATTTATGAAGATTATAATCGAAGCAGATGAAACACAAAGCAAAAAAGAGCTCGCAAGACTGCAGCGAGACATTGCACACAGGATTGATTACCGCTGTGCGGTTGAAATTAGAGAACCGTGGACCACTGTGTATATCCCCAACTCAGACCTGTTAACAGTGGCCGAATCACAAACCCCGGTGTCCACAAACGGACAGATCTCAATAGGCAGGAGGTTCGCTGGAAAGTGGGTGCGGGCTTATGTGATTGAGATTGGGGAATGAATATGGCAAGAATACCACAGGCGGTTATTGATAGAATAGACTATCACTATGAAGCACTGCAAATACTTGATCAGGAACTAGAAGTAGAAAGAGAAAAGGAGGAATGAAACATGGGATTGAATATACGTGTCGGTGAATACGAATCTGCTGAGTATATGTGCGAAGAAATGGGCTCATATGGTGGTTACCACCACTGGAGGGAACAAATAGCAAAATCCGTAGGTTTTAATCTAAACGAGATGGTTGGATTTGGAGGGGTAACTCCTTGGACTGATGAACCATTTCAGTTGATATTATGTCATTCCGATTGTGATGGATTGTATACTGTTAATCAGTTACACAAACTGTTAAAAGAAATTCATGAAATCAAACGATTTGGAATAGATTATTTGGATCAGTCAGATAAATATATCAAGTTGATCAACCACGCTATTAAAATCAACAAGCCGCTTGTTTTTGAATAATATATAGAATAATTAATATGGCACCACACACATCTAGATATTATTTAGAACACATAGATTACTGTTGTCTATGTGGTGGTCTGGTTTTTACAATATCAGAAAGTGATGATGAAGTTGAGTGTATTGATTGTAAAACCAGATTTAAACTAGAAGATTGACATGGGCACATGATATTGTGCTGATGTGCCTTTTTTACCATAAACGCTACGCAAAGGTGACGGTATCTATATATAGTATTATAACATAGTATACATTGTAGTCAAATACTACAAGAGGAATGAAAATGGTTAAACAATGGAAAGTGATGGAAAAGGGCAAAAAGCACACAGCAGAGATTATTGAAGCGGATACATCCACCGACGCTAAAAAGATGTACAGGGTAAAACACAACCTTGACATCAAACTGTCTGCGATGTCTGCAAACATCAAACTAGGAATTACACAAGATCAAATTGATGAGGTTGCACAGGCAAGACAGAAAAAAGACGACGCAGTGAAAAAAACAATGAGCATATCACACGAGGATATGTTAAAAAAAATGGAGAAATGAATATGGCAATAAAAAAAGTAATCAACGGACTTGAGTATACCTGGGAAGATGAATTCGGTAAGAAGACAGATGCAAGAGATGAAGCCAAAGAATTCAGAAACAAGGGATACCGGGCAAGAGTGATTAAAATCAAGGGCGGGTATGCTGTATATTCCCGTAAGAGGTGATACTAATGTCAAAGGTTGTAAGAATTGACGACATTGTGAGGGAGTGGATATTGGATCACCGCACATCAAAACTAATGAGCGTCTCAGATGTGATTAATGATTTAATCAAATACAAGGAGGAAAACAATGAGTAAAGAAAAAATCATAGCAGCAATAGAGCTGATTATGAAAAATGGATGTTATGGAATCGAGTGCCGGGAATGTCCATTGTATAAAGGGCATAAATATGATAATTTTTGCCTAGAGTTACAAGTATTGCAACCTGATTAGTTAAAACAGAGGTGTAAAATAAAATGATCGACGAAATAGACATAGCCACCGAATTAATCTTTGGATTGATTATGATTATATTTGGTGTGGGGTTGGGGACTATTATAACTGATTTATATGATATCCAACTCATATATTCGGTTATCGGAGGGATTTTAACGACATGGATTTTAATTATGTTGTTAAAATACAATCCATTTGGCCAATAATATCATTTTTGAAATATATTATACTGGTAAATATATATTTCCTAGCATTGGTTTTGTTTTATTATTGGTTACCAGCTGCACTAATATTATTTTTAATGGGAATGACATTCAATATATTTGACATGCCGCTGGGATCAAATCTGTGTCATTGGCTGGGTTTGATTATAATAATAGTAGGTATGATAATATCAATCATACAAATTATTATTTAAATTGTTTTTTTTTAACCACACAAGTCACCGTGTTATCAGATATACTCCTAACATCCACGATGCCAATATACCACCCAGAACAACCGTAAATTGTGGTAGATGTAATACACACGAAATAAAATAACACAGACATGCACATACACAAATACATACCAGTATCAGTATGATAAGCGGTAGTTTTGTATTAACATTTTTTATAGCTTCAGTCATTGTTCCAGTCCCCTGATATGATATATGTACCGCTGCGATTCCAGCCCAAACAACCCTTGTTTTCTAAAAATAACATGTAATAACATCTCCGATTGCATGATTCATGTTTTTATCTCATCTATGTATTCTACAAGTTCAGCCCCTCGCTGCACAGCGATTCCGACTGAACGAAGTTGTTTAATATTGCTGGATTGGCCAACAAATAACACCGCCCCATGTTGCTTTTCAGCTCGCATTTTCTTATCAACAAGTTCCTTCTCGGTGTGGCTGCCCGGTCGTTCGTACTCTATAGCTAATTTATAATCATCTTTTGTAGCTATAATGTCTGCATCGTTCCAGTGATTTATCTCAATAGTGTAACCTTTTTGCGCTAGGTATCCAGCAATGATAACCACTGTAGCGAAATGATCAAACGATTGATTCATGATCTTGTTGTTGGTCACGGCGCCGGCTGGAACCCATACTCGCACTTGACCAGCACCGACGGGATTCTGTGCTTTAAGTGGCTCAAATCCATGTGTTGGCATGATCTCAAGTGAGTTACCCACGATCCAATCATCAACATAAAAACCTTGATCTTTTGTGATTTTTGTAACTTCGGGCAATGTAACGATAACACTATCAGTAGATGTTTTTTCTTGATAATTTCCTTTGATAATTGAATGTTCAAGTGATGTAGATTTAAAGGTGACTGGGGTACTCTCACCATCTACTTTTAAGATACCTTCACCAACGTCAGCATCGAGCAGGTTAGACACATCATTCTGTGATAAGTTGAAGTATGTCTGGACATATTTCATAGTATCGTCCTTTAAATTAGCTCCAAGGATTACATCTAAGAAGATATTTGTCCTGACCTCTTCCATAAGGTCGGCCTTTTTCAAGTCGACCATTTGCTGAGTTGCCAACCAAAGTGAAATATTAAAACTTCTTCCCTGTGTTATCAATTTCAATATAAAATTGGATAGTTTGGGATTCCTGAAAAATACCCCTGCTTCATCAATAGCAATGATGGTTTTTTTCATTGCATCTGTTTTGAATCTTAGGGCCATAACTCCCGTTAAAAAGATATTCATTGCGTCCTGGATATCATCAGGAACATTACTGATATCTAATACAATAAAATCTTTTGAGATGTCGATATCGGTTTTTTGGTTCATGTATGATAAGCGGCCATCTGGACCAAGGATAAATGTTTTATTCAGCATGGCTTCGGCTGTAACATAATCTCTCGATTTGTTTTTGAGGTCCAGTTCCCACCTGGCCCGCAGGTCTGAGAGGGTCGGCCAGTCTGCGCCATTCCAGGATTCAGGGTTCTCTCTGTATATCCCATGTGCGTTCCATACTTCTGTAAGTGTTTTATCAAGATAATTATCCATGTTGGGTGAAAAGGTATCCTTAAACCAGACTTGAAAAAACTGAGAGATCAATACTTTCTGATAATCATACATGCTTATTGAGTCCCAAGTACCAGATGATATAATATTTTCATCAAAAAGAATTTGTAATATATTTATATTATTGTACCCTGGTCCTATATTTATAAACGATGCGATCTGTTGATCTTTGTTGAAATATTCCACAATAGATTCACAAGATGTGCCTGTGTCTTTCTTGGGATTTACAAGGATTACCCGGTTCCCTTGTTGGCTAAATGACCGCATAAGCAGCAGGTACAATAGATATGTTTTTCCGGCGCCGGTTGGGCCAACCAACATCATGTGCCCTGCTGGTAATTGGTCTATGTCAACCACGACTTCGTTTTTAGTTTTGGTGTCGTGCCCAAACAACAATCCGGTGTCGTCCGTTCTTGAGTTGGGGTTGCGGGTGCACGGCAACATACTGGCATACCCCGATAACATTTGAGTAAATGCAAAATCAACAACGGTTGGGAACGGGAGTGATGCCAGGAACGCATCTAGCATCCTGTGGATTGGATATTGTTTTAAAATATTATGGCTACCCAGTACGGATTCTATATGTGATGTTGCTCTATACATTGTATCCATATCGTCTGCCCATATCGTGATGATGTATGCAACATGAAACATTTTTTGTGTTCCTAGTTTGATTTGTTCATAGTCATATAGATATCCTTTTTTATCTACTTCTAAATATTGAGATGCGGTGCCGTCTGGGTTCCTTGTAGCACTAATCTCTCTGTTGCTGCTATTGTTGAACATAACCCCCTCTAACAATGCAAGGGCTTCATCTTGTGGCACTTGGATAAATGTACTAGATATCGATATTGTGCAGCCTTCAGACATACCGGTGTCGAGTATTTGGTCCTGAAATTCAGGAGACAAACCAGCAGGCCAGCCGTCCGCTTTGGAAATTGGAATACCAACGACGATAGATTTTACAAAAGTGTCTTGGTTGATCACTAGATATCCAGGGAGCTCCTCGATGAGCTCGGGTTCAATTTGTTTGGCTATTGAATCCCAGTATATCTCTGTTTTTGCTGCGGCCACTGCATTGCCGTGCTGGTGCTGAACATTCCGTATCTTATCTGTGATCCACATTAGATTTTCACTTCCTTTTGCATGATTGTTTGATAGTATGTCATAGTGATATCAGTTGGGTCCTCGAGTGGGTATAAGCGCACACCGGATTTTTTAATGATTTTGGTGAGACCCGGGATGGTGTTTTGTGATACAATCCTGGCATCTTCAATAGATTTTACAGAATTATTAAAACTCAATGATGCTGACGAATGCCAGTGTACTACATCATTATGTTCTTTTTCATCAGTGAGCTGGTCATACATTGAATAAAGATGATCTCTTTGTGTTTGTGATTTGTCCGGGTCATTGGTGGAGTCTAGTATATCAGACAGGATGGGTTTTTGAGTTACCAAACGAGAGCACGCAAACGTTTTGAAAACATCACCTGGATTTAATGAATTTAATGTAGATGTAATGCCATGTAAATGTGTATCCAGGTTGTTTTTATCCACCCGTGGGGTATCCATATCCATGAGCACCCCAAATCGGTTTTGTGTGTATTCAATTACTCCGCCTTCATGCACATGTAACACAGGGAAATATTTCTCAATGACCTTCGGCTGCATTGTGAATTTTGGCAGGTAGGTCATGCCTGCGTCCTTGCGCAGATAGTACTTCACTGTTAAAATAGTGCGAGTGATCACAGCCTCTGACCTGAACAATTTAACCCATAGCATAATCCACACAATCAGCACACACAACAACAATATAAGACAAATTCGGTTATGCACAAAATTAATGATTATTCCCGAGACAATCACAATTACAAAAGCCCATAATAATGTTACTGTTAGCCACTGTTTTGAGAACATGCTAATTGTATTTTTACTGTGATAGATTAATGATTTTGGAACGCTTTTGTTTTCATGTTTTGACATATTTTTAACCTCATGCAACTAAATTTATAACTGTTCTGCTTGATCTGCGTATAAATGCCCAGCCGACCATCATTACCACTGCAATTATAACAAGCAGGATACACAATGCGATATATGGACCCGGTCTAGAAGCGAATCCAAATCCCATTCCGTTTATAGCTATGAGTCCTACTGATGTAAAAAATACAATCACGGTCTGCATGAATACCATTGCGCAGAAAAATATAAATGATTTGACTGCTATCGCCCTGGTAAAATAATTACTCCCGTACATCACCCCAAGGATCGGAGCAAATGCAGCGAAGATATTGATCACCAGAAACCGGATCAAGAAAAAGAACGCCATTACCAGATATGTAAATCCCATCATTGTATACAGCATGATGTTATCCGGTGTTGGAGCTATCACATCAAGCATTGAAAACATTATCATGTTTGTAAAAACAAGATTTAATGATAATATTAAATAAATTCCAATATACGAGAACATTGTTATGAATATATTATCTTTTATTCCAGTCATATAATTATTAAATGTTGAATTGTGGTTAATTCCTGCTATAAATGAGAGTGATTCTGCTGCATTGGGGTGTGTATCATGGATGTTTACCCACGTGATCCCTGCTAATATCTGTATTATTGTCAAGATCAACCAAACAGACATTACCAATTTGATAATATCCCGGATGCCTTCGTTTTCATAGGGGTCGTATGTCCATGTAGCAACGCCGAACACAGCGTTCATTGTTGTACTGTTTGATGCGTCTCCACTCGTGACATTATTGATTTCGAATCCGGCATCCATACACGAATCACCTATGGATACCAATGTGAACATTATTCCATCGTGGATCATCTGGGCGCCTGCTGATGGGATTAGATCAGAGATATCAGCAGAACTAACTGGGATTAGCATCAATAAAATTACTATGAAATATATAAGTTTTATAACATCAACCCCTTTAAATTTGATTTAATCCATATTCCATAAACCAACAGAATTGCAATGAACGGCCAAAAGAATGGATAGAATTCTTTCCCGGGAACATGAGTAATTTCAGTTACATTGTACTCGGTTATGTTTTTTTTATCATATGGTGTGTATATCGTGACATTGAGATGAGATAGATTAAACTGACTGGTGTTGGTGCAGGTTATAATCATGCTGTCTTTTAGGAATTTTAAATTGTCTGTTGGTGGGCTCCACTGAGTTGTATATGAAATGTTTGCTGCGCCGGTTTCAATAATCCCGATCTGGTTAAATCGTATGATCGTTTCATTTTTGTACTGGTATTTTACTTTACTCTGCCATTTATCAACGGGTACAAAAACCTCTATATGTGAATTAAATGAATTATTGTAAATAGTGATATAGCATTGTGGTGATTCAATCTTTGGATATGCTTGTGGGGTGGGCTCGGTTGTTGAAAATGTTGTATTTTCATGATGATAATCTTTATGAATCCAGCAATATGTATGGCCCATCACAGTCCTGCATCTCAGACTGGATTCATGCCAGAGCATATGAATATCGATATCTGCTGTTGTCATGTTTCCGGTTGTATATGTCCTGTCGTCTTCAACTACAACCCAATCTAAATTATCATTAAATCCAAAACCATCCCCCCATACGTTATATTCCACAATGGGTTCTGATTGGTTATAATATTCAATTCCATTTATCTCAACAGTTTGATTAAAGCCTATAATATCAACCCACCCCCTGATATGTTCATGTGATTGAGTTTCGTGGATCGCGGTGGGATATTCCATTGTAACATTCCAATCTTCATCTAAGATCGATTCATTAAGAATATCAAATATATCATCAAACTCAGCAGAAGCCATGTAAGGTAAAAAAAGAATCAGAAAAAAAAAACAATGGTTTTCATATTCCACCATTGATGAAATAGAATATGACACCAAGCGCCATGAATGCCACGATAACCATTATGATAGTTCTGAGGATTGTAAAACTCCCATGGTTTGCCATTGTGGTTGATTTCATAATACTACCGATGTTACCCTGTGTCATCCCGATGAGTATAGCCCCAGCAGAAGACACAACCGCCAGTACAAACAATACCCCTATTATTAAAATTATATATTCCCATACCCCCATGTCCTGCATATCCTGTATCGGATCTTCGGGCATAAAATCAGACATATTATATGCTGCGGATGCTGGAGCGATACACATTAACAATATAGATAAAACCAATACAATTATAATAGACTTCATAGTATTCTATATTGTTATAGATATATATATAATTATTGGATACCACACATAAATATATATATTGGTTTGTATAACTATATAGATTATATGACAATTATCAAGGAGACATGCCGGATGCATGATGGAAAATCCGGCAACAAACAGATCACATTAAAGGAATCGTTTGCGAAACAAGTAAAGTTACCAGTTAAGGAAAGTTTACTTGTTGAATATAACACTGAAACACGGGTTTTGACTATACAGGAGCTATGAACCATGAATAAAAAGATCATTACACCAATATTGATAATCCTGTTGTTAACGCTAACAATGGGCTGTACAGACAACGGACCGCAAGGAAAATACGTGTCAGAAAAAAATCCAGATTCTTTCTTGCGATTGGATGAAAATAGCCTGTACACGCTACAGGAAAATGATTATTTGTACGTCGGGCATTACACATATGATAATGAATATGTGTATCTAGAAGCTGTTATGGGCGCCCTGCGACTAGAGAGGGATGGTAAAACTCTGGTAGATAAGGACGGGGACCTGTGGAGCAAATGATACAGAATTATATACAGTTAAAAATAGAGCGAAACAAATCAATACAAACAATGGAATTTCCCGAGCAGTATACAGACATGAACCGCCTCAGGTGGTGGTTTGTGAAAATAATTGCTCCAATGAAAGTCCGGTGGATTGAGTGAAGGGTTCAAGTAAAATTGCTAAGTTCATAGCGGTGTGTGCGTACATCGTTTGGTCTACTTTTTGTTTTTGGTTATTGCTGGTTACAGATTTTTATATTTTTAGTAATACGAACAGTATTATCATATTAATTCAAATGCTATATTGGTGAAAAATAATGTATAAACCAATCACACACGAAGAATCAATGGCATTACCAAAACAGGAGTTTATCGACAGATGCCTGGCATGGATGGATGAGTTCAATGATGGTGAGCAAATAAACATAGACGATCCTGTAAAATGTCCTTTAAGTAAATGGGTGGAATATAATCATCATGCATGCGGCCGGGATTTAGTAGGTGGAATTCTCAATTGTCCTATTTGCGGCCAGCCCATGTGTCCTGATTGTTCAAATCATGGTGTAACTCAGTTGTCCAGAGTTACCGGATATATTCAGGACATCGCCGGATGGAACGCAGGAAAAAAGCAAGAGCTGGCTGATCGCGTAAAGAACAACAGTTTTGAGTAAATTCAATTAAGAATGACGACTGGAAAAATAGTAGTCTTTGCTAAGAAGATGATATTATACCAGTCGTCAAAAACTATATTAATCTTCAACGCATATATATCATTGCTAAGAAGTTGATAATATGATTAATATTGAAGCTACTATCAAATATAAAGGCTATAACCCAAATAATTTAAAACCACAATCGGGTAAAATGGTGTGGACCAATTGTAATAGTTGTGGCAACGGCCGTTGGACACAATATAGATATCATAAAAAATTATGTGGATCATGTGCAAAAAAAGGTAGGATTCTTACTAAAGAACATAAACATAAAATAAGTGAAGCAAATAAAGGTAAAAAACGTTCCGACGAATTTAGGCAGACAATGAGGGATATAAAAAAACATACTTCTACAGAAACACGAAAGAAACTAAGTGATGCAAAAAAAGGCAAAAAACTTACTGAAAAATCAAAGAAAAGGATGAGTGCAGCAAAACAAGGCATATCTTATGATGAGTGGGAAGGTTATATAACAGATTCACCATATTGTCCACAATTCAATTATTCATGTAAAGAATCTAACCGTGAGAAATATGATCGAATGTGCTTTATATGTGGATTGCCAGAACATCTAAATATAACTTCAAATGGACAGTATAAAAAACTGTCCGTCCATCATATTGACATGGACAAAAACCAAGGATGTGAAGGAATACGCTGGAAATTAATCCCGGTGTGCATTCACTGCCACGGAATGGTACACATGGATTTGTGGAATTGTAGAATTACATATCTACTGAATGACAAAACATGATACGTTCGGGTGACTTTTCCAATTACTCTTTATTTTTTGATGTTATCAGTTACAGATTTTTATGTGATACGGTATTTATGATAATACCATGTTGCTGCCGTCGGCAATATGGTGGATGTTGGTGTTTATGTAACCACAATAGTAATTCAATGGCCGTAATAAAGTAGTAATTTTTAATAATGTAAACTCTTATATACTTATGAGTTATTTATGAGTATATTATGAAACTCACCACCACGTTTCGAAGTTTTAATGGTAGCGTATATGTTAGGATTCCGCCAGCTTTAGTGGAATATTATAAACTCAAAGAAAAAATCAGACGCGCGGAAATAGACGAAAACGACCCAGATTGTAAAATAGAAGACACTGATACAAATCACATATCTGTTACATTTCCTAAGTGGTGATAACATGGCCGACTTGTGCATTTCGTGTGAGGTTAGGCTATCTAATAATTACCCTGTGCCTGATCCGGACAGTCTACCAGAAATGCCGTGTTGTGTGGAGTGCGAGCACAGTCTATATATCAGGGGGGTTCGTAATGACAGCAGACCGCTCAAATATTGACAAAATCAAAGACAGGCTAGATATAGTTGACTTAATAGGGGAAACTATTGATCTGACTGCTCATGGTAATGGGGAATATACAGGGGCTATAAACTCAGGAAGCAAGTCAGGCAAATCACTAAACATAAATAAAAATATCCAATTATGGAACGACTGGGCATCAGGAATTGGTGGGGATGTTTATGACTGGATTGCATATAATAAAAACCTTGATGTCAAAAAAGATTTTAAACAAATCTTAAAGATTGCTGCTGAAATGGCCGGGGTAACTCTTGAAAATGAAACATACGATACTGAAGCATATGAGATTTATTCGTTTTTAGCGGCAGCAGCAGGATATTATCATACTCAATTAACCGAAGATATGCGCTATGAAATCACAAAAACATGGGGTATATCAAACGAAACTATTGACCAATTAAAAATAGGATTTGCTCCAGTTGATGGAAAGTCATTGCAATCTGCTATGGATGGCATATTCCACCGAGATATTATAGAAAAGTCGGGGCTAGTTATAAAAACAACCAATGGGTGGTTTGATTTTTATCAAGGGCGTTATATATTTCCATATTGGAAAAACGGTAAAGTGGAATATACAATAGCCAGAAAAATAGATGGGATAACCCCAGACAAGCCATATGAATTGGGCAAATATAAAAAGCACATACTTTATAAACAAAACAATGAAGACGGCAGAGGACGCGAATACATCAGTCAGAGTGTGAAAAATGATGTTTTTTACGGCGAAAACAGCCTGAGAGGTGCAAAAAACTGTATTATAACAGAGGGCGTTACTGATTGCATCATGGCAATTCAAGAAGGGTTCCCGTGTGTATCTCCTGTTACAGTTCAGTTCAAAAAATCGGATTATGATAAAATATACTCGCTTGTTAAAGGACTTGAAACAGTTTATATTTGTAATGATAATGATGAAAGCGGTGCAGGTTCTAAAGGCGCACTTGCAACCGTAGATTACCTTGTAGGACGAGGTATAGATGTTTGTATGGTTGAATTACCTAAACCAACCGGTACTGAAAAAATAGACCTTGCCGATTTTTTAAAGGACAATTCTGCTGATGATCTACGGGATCTGATGGTACAAACTGAAACACTAGAGGGAGATTTTGTATATGACATTCCAGAAGGCTATATACATTCAGATAACGGAATGTTTCTACAAAAATTTGATAAAGAAGGTACTGAAACATGTACTCCAATATCTTCATCGAAAATATGGATAAAAGAAAGAATTAAAAATATTAGTGATGATACGACATTATTAAAGATATGTTTTGAAGATGATATCAATGGATTAGTATCTTGTGAAATTCCACAGGTCGATGCATTCCAAAAAAGAGGGGTTTTAGAACTGGTTAATAAAGGTGCTCTTTTTGAAGAAAGCACAACAAAAAACATTTGTATGTATTTAAAAAGTTTCTTAGTTAATAATATGTCTGTGATTAAGACCACACATGCGTTTCCTCAGTTGGGTTGGTATGATCAAAAGTTTGTATATGGGGACCACATAATAGAGCAAAACATCACTGGTAAAATTACCTATAAGCCTGTGACTCTGTTAAACGGTGATGAAAATGTTATGTCTGCGCTAGATACATCACAATGCAAAAACGCAAAAAAATGGGTAAAGACATCAGAACAACTATTGACATATCCTCGTGCAAGATTTATGTGTTATGTATCTGTTGTGGCTCCACTGCTTAAAAAACTTGGTGCTAAATCTTTTGTAGTTCATCAATGGGGAGAAACCAGTACTGGCAAATCTACTTTAGTAAACTTTGCATTATCAATATGGGGAGATATACTAAAACTATCTAATTCTGGAAATGTAACTGTAAATTATGCTGAAGAATTTAGTCAGTTTTGTAAGGACTTGCCTGTTGCATTTGATGAAACACAAATGTCTAAAAAAGAAGATATTATTAAAATAATCTATATGTTAGCAAATGAAACAGGAAAAGGCAGAGCCAAAGCAACTGGGGGGACCAGGACAACACGCAAATGGAAAGTGGTTGGTCTTACATCTGGAGAGGATTCAGTTACATCAGATACGACATTTGCTGGTGCTGATGTCAGAGTAATTCAATTATTTAATGGTCTTGATGCAAATGATGATAAAAGTGAAAAAATAGTAAAATCATTTGAAAGAAATATAATTGGGTGTGATGGATCAATAGGTCCGTATATTATCAAAGATATTATTTTAAATTTAGATGAATGGATTAAAACATATACCAAATTAAAAATTAAATTCAACGACCTGTCAAAAGAGGTTCATCTTGGCGCAGATATGAAAAATGTTGGAGGTAGATTAAGTGATACATTTGCGGTAATCTGTACTGCTGGATACCTGTTTGAATCAGTATTACATGAAATTGATTCTAATTACTCTCCTGTGGACCCAGGAGAGGTTTGTGTTAGTATCATGAGAGATATGCTTGAGATGATGTCAGATAAAGGGTATGGTCAAAAAGCGTGGGATTCTTTTATTTCATGGGTTCATGAAAAGGAAAAATATTTTTATGCTGACGGGATGGAAATATCACAAAAAACCTTTGATTATTATGGAGACATTCATATTAATCATATTGATATATTGCCAACCGTATTTAATAAATATTTCTGTGAAGTTGAAGGATTTGAGAAAGAGCGAGTTCTTAAAGATTGGAATAGATTTGGTTGGATCGAAACATCTAAAAATAGAAACACAACAACAGCAAGATTAAAGGGGAGTAAAAACCCAATTCGTGTGATTCGTATAAAATATTCACTATCAGGAGGCGTGTAACCACAATGACAAACACACAAAAACACGATGCTACGGTACTGTCTAACTTTGTAAGTGGTTACAGGTGGTTACACTTTTTGACAGTTAGAATAGAGACAGAAGCGATAGCGGTATATATATATATAATATATAATATAATAATATGTATCCATGTAACCACTGTAACCAATAAAACAATACACACGCATGAGAAAATATTTTCTTATAATTCTATAGTATATGTTCATTTTCGGTGGTTACATGGGTTACATGGATACAAAGTGCCTTCTGTGCCTGTTTTTGATAAATTATTAGGTGGTTACATGGTGGATACAAATGGTTACAAGAGTGGTTACAATGAGTAAATTTGACCAAATATTTTCTAAAATTGATGTGATATCAATGCCTAAGCAACCCGAAAATGGTTGTTCATGTTCAGTTGATAGTAACAAATACCAGATATTACAATATAAACTTAATAACGAAATTCACAAACAATTTCACGAACCATATATTAATAAATTGTACTGTAATCCTAAATGGACTGAACGGGCATTCTGGATAGCAGTCTGCGCAGTTGAAGATATACTTATGATAGATATAAAAGATGTGTTGCAGGCAACAAGAGAATACTTAATCCAAAATGAACTGCCAGTTCCTTCTATAGATTGGAATTATTGGATTCCCGGCACCAACAACCAGCGAGATAACATGAAACTAATCCGGAATGCCTGCTTGCCTGGGATCACCGAGCAGGACTTGACAATCTACGCAAAAGGGATTGACATCTCACATGAGCAGCTTATACAGATGCTCTTGAGGATGAAGCAGGATGGTACGATATTCGAGCAACCCGGGGGGCTGTTGAAGTATGTATAATGGGAATGTGGACGGGGATGCAATTCAATTCATACCACCACATGGGCACCATAGCCCCTCAGACGCCCACCACTGGCAAAACACACATAATGGCAAGTCAACATACCTATGACCATACAAACGGCGATTCTAACGCATCTATGGAGGAAACAATGGAACAAGAAAGAATGAATTGTAACACATGTAAATACCGCGGCGATTATCCTGGATATACTCCATGTGATGATTGCCAAGACTGTGAAGAATGGAAACCAGAAGGTGATATCAAAGAAGGTAAAATGACATCAACTGAACAACATATAATCACACTGTTTAGTAATTTCTCAAAGTTTTTAATAGAAAAAAACAAAAGATACGGCGACTCCGCACTATATCCAAAACAGATATTCTCGAACATGCCAGCCGACAGCCAGATATGTAACAGGATAGATGACAAGCTAGGACGAATCGAACAATCAAGCGAGTTAAAAAAGAACGACGTGTCTGATGTTTTCGGATATGTAGCATTACTAATGATTCAAAGAGGATGGATTGAATTTGATGATTTGTTAGATTGAATATGGTGATATCAAATGGTAAATATAGAAGTGAACGCAGAGGGATTTAACGACTGGGTAGTAAGATTAAAAATGAACTCACGTGCGGGCGGCCCACGACTGGAGACACGCAAAGTTAATGAAATAAAACGGTTGTGTGTGGCTGGTATGAAACCAAAAGAGATACATGAGACAACAGGCGCAGCACTAAGTACAATCTGGAAAGTGAAACGTGGTTTTTATGATTGAAGTGTCTAAAGATAACCACTGCACACTTATATGGTAAACGATGACAACCCCAGCCGGACCACCAACCACTCTAACCAAACTCGACAACCATGGGAAATGCCACTGTCCTTTTATCCACTGGGTGGTTGGCTGTGATTTGTGTATGAGGCAATCATGTAAATTGTATAAAGGCTGCATACCGTCGAGTGGATACAAGATGATTGAATGTGTGCGACCGGGGTATAGACAAAGATGATATCGGAAGAGTTATATAACTTAAACGTTATTGTATAACTATAAGGTGATATTAAATGAATGATGAATGGATTAAAGCATTGAAACAGGGTGATAAAGTATACACAAAAAAGGATGGTTTTAACAATAGCATATATGTTTTACATACAGTAAAGAAAATCACACCAAAAGGATATGTCAGGCTTGATGATGATTCTTTATACTTAGATGGATATCGTAGAATTATTGATTCATATCATAAATTAAAGCTGGTGCAGTGGACACCAGAACTTGAGATTGAGCTTGAAGAAAAGGCGCACTTAAGAATCATGCAGAATATGATCAATAATTTGGACATGAGAACACAACCAACAGAGGTTGTGCAGGCTATATATGACCAAATTTGGCCGGGTAAAACAGAGGAATAACGATGAATATAAATGAAATAAAAAACCGGAGAGAAGAACTTGGTGTTACCCAGGCAGAATTGGCCAGAGTTGCTGGAGTGTTCCCATCGTTCGTGTCCAGGGTTGAATCTGGAAAGATTGATCCACACTTGTCAACTATGAATAGGTTGATGGATGCGCTGGATCAGATAGAAGAGAACCGAATATTGAAACTAGTATTATTAAATTGTTACAAATAGAAACACAGCAGATGAGTGAATATGAACACAGCAGACATAAAAGAGCGCAGGGAATCGCTTGGTGTCACCCAGGCAGAATTGGCTAAAGCAGCGTATGTGTTTCAATCGTATGTATCAAGATTTGAATCTGGGAGGGTGGACCCGCACATGTCTACTTTTATTAGGCTGATGGGTGCGTTAGATAAAATCGAGGAAAACCAAGACAAGAATATAAACGAAACAGAGGAATAAAATATGAATCTAAAATTTAGATTGTGGGATACATCATTCAAAAAAATGATTTATGATGAATTAACGAGCGGATATAAGATGGGAATGATGCTCAATGGGACAGTCATAGGATTTGATGAATTCAATGAATATGACCCACATTCAGAAGCGAATATTGGCATATATCCGGAAAGGTTCATCCCAATGCAGTTCACAGGAATAAAAGACAAAAACAACGTCGAAATATATGAAAGTGATATTTTAAAATCTTTACACACAGGCTTCAACTTTAAAGTGTGTTTTGATGGAAATTGGTGTGGAATTTCTGTAGAAGATCTCAACATTAAAATATACAATCTCTACAGATCAAACATGAATTGTTATGAAATAATTGGAAACGTGTTTGAAGAACAATAAAAAAAACTATACAAAGTATTATTATATGACATAAACCAAAATAGGAATATAAACACAGCAGAGGAATGAACATGAGTAAAACAGTATATGAGATTACAAAGGAATATAAGGATAAAATCAACGGAAATGTTACACCAATATTCGGGTTCAAAGTTGGTGATATGGTAAAACAATCACCAAAAAAACCAACAATTGGTATAACAACACAAGGCGGACGTGTTGTTTGGGTGAATGGACACCGGGTAACATTTGAATTGAAACCAGGTAGCTATGATACAGAAACCATGCATGAATTATGGCTCATGCCCGCAGAGGAGTGAATCATGTCAGTAACGATAAAACAGAATGTATGCTATGATAGAGATCAAAGATGCATCCACAACGGTCTACCAGTCTGCCGGGAATGCCGGGTAATGACAGGAAATATTAGACTAGGCAATCTATATGTATCAGGTGAATCCAGGAGGGAATGATAATGTCATGTGAAACAGGCAGATTTGAAACGTCAACGAAAACCAAAATACACACAGAACACGGTACGCTGCTAAAAATCATTACCTATAACTCTGACGGTGAAGATTCAACCCCATACACTGAATACAGAATCCGTACCAAATGTCACATATGTGGCAAAACGATGGAGTGTATATGTTTCAATGTATGTAATTCAGATAACCCATTTAATGATGCCATGTGTAATTTGGAACGATATTGGATTTGTGGTGCAACGGATTGTCTAATTGCAAATCAAAAAGAAGAAGATATGGAACTTTATGTGTATTTTGCAGAGCAGTATAACAATGACAAAGAAGCAATTGCAGAATGCATTGCTGACCAATTGGGCTGTATGGAAGAAGGAGATTTATGTGTAGTATAAGGAAATATGAATAATGCCATGTGATAATTTTGTGTGCACTTCCTTGGTAAAGTGTATCGGATACAGATGTGTATATAGAAAAGATGATGGGTCGTTTGAGAAATGCCCATATTTACACATCTCAAATATAGTAGACGATGAAATGCGAGGTGGATAGAATGAAATTTAGGAAAAAACCAGTGGTGATAGATGCGGTGCAGTACACCGGATCAAACAAAAAAGAGATTTTTGAATTCACCATGGGAAAAGCCAAAGTGGATTTAGATATTCCCACAATCAAGATTCCAACCTTAGAAGGAGATATGACAGCAATACCAAGTGATTGGATTGTTAAGGGCGTACAATGTGAGTTTTACCCTGTGAAAGATGCGAAATTCAAGCAAACATATGAACCAGAATATCCTGAGGGATATTGATGTGGAAATGTACCAAATGTGGTCGGGAATTTAAATATAAAGTCCCGGCGCATGGAACTTTTGAAAACGACGGAAAGCAAACACACAGAGAACCGTGCACAGGTACACTAAAGCAAATCTCATAATTGTGCATTGAGCGTGTCGGTATCTTTTGATAACTCCGCTTTAGTTGAGTTGATGGTCATTTGTATTTCTATCTGCCTGATGATATGTGTTTTCTGTTCCTGGAGTTTATCTATCTGAAATTGGATGCTTCCTAGTTGTTCGTATAGGTTGATTTGTGTCATTTTAATTTTTCTCCACTGTTGCTGATCCTGTTCCTCCGCCTGTGGTTTCTGTTTCAGGAGTATATTTAATTCCTGTTGTTCCAAAATTCACAGGCGCAATCTCATTATTGGCAGGTTCTGAGTTGTAAGTTCCGAAGCCGATATGTGCCTCTTGACCATCAAATGCTTCATTGGCTGCTTGATTTACTGTTGACCATGCTTCTGCCCAGCTTCTGCCGTTACGGTCGTTGTCTCCTGATGTTTTAACATAACAATCATCTTCCCAGTAGCTTTCTTCCACTGTAGCAGATGCCAACGAATCACAAAACGCCGAACTTGCCACAACAGACACTAATTTGAAGCTGTGGTGCATTACCCCACTATCATATTGTTGTGTATCACCTTCACTTAACAAGACTGTTGTATAAGTCGAACCCCATTTAGTTTTAAATGTGAACGTACAAGCATCACACGATCCACCGCCTGCGCAGTTGTGATCGGTCATTGTGATTTCACCCCAGCCATCCTTTCTCAGAATATTTTGACAGCACCCATAGAAAGTCAATGACTGTGAATATGTGTCATATTCAACTTCTAAATATGTTCTGTTTGGTGCATACTCCCATTCTTTTGTATAAAAGTGAGTATGTGATTGTGTTCCATTTGCAGTTTCATTTATATATCTCATCAAAATGCCCACATAATTATGTCCGTCTTTAAGTGCACTTTGTATGATTGACATTATTGATTTCTCATCAAAGCCGTCTGTAAATGTTTTTTCAATATTATAATCTGAACTTGTTGGTTGATTATTCCAAGTTACACCAGTTTCGGTCCAAGTGTCATTGTCAATGCGCTGTATATCTACAATACGATGTGTGCTTCCACTAACAAACATAGTTAATTTTGCAGTATTAATATTTTCAATTGGTACATCGATCAAAGAAGATAAACTGAACTCAAGTAATGACCGCCTGATTCCACCAGATGATACACCAACCTGTACATAAAGCCCAGCTACACTATTCATATTTGTGTCTGGTGTGTCTTCTTTGATGTATACATCTTTTGTAGGAAGGAATTTCAATGATACCATTTATACCGCCTCAAAAACAATACTTCGACCACTTGATACTTTTAATGTTAAATCTTGGCTTGCCGTAGCTTGAATGTCGTTTGCTCCGGTGATGTCATTATCACCCATCACAATATTTCCAGACATAGTTCCACCAGCAAGTGGTAAATAAGCACCTATCAATTGCTCATATTTAAGAGCATCCCCATTAGCTGTCGCTGCTGCTAACCCGGTAATCTTGTTTGTTCCCATCTGTAGGTTTCCAGTCATGGGCACAGATCCATCAGCATAAAAATCACCACTACCGGAACCACCAATCTCTTCCCAGGCTGCACCATCATATATCAAAAACTTATCAGTATCAGTCTCATATATTGCCCGCCCATCTACAGCAGTAGGTCTGGTACCTGATGTACAAACAGTAATCCCGAAATTTAGAGCATTATCATAATCTAACCAATTGGTATCTGTGGTAACCATTGAATAATCACCTGTTTTTTAAAACTGTGCACCGTTCAATACTCATAGAATGAAACACTTTATCATATTTGTCTGCACTGGCTTCATATTTTGAATATTTTAAAATTGGTGATATATTATTTGTAATTGTTATTCCAGTTAAGCTTTGATATCTACCAGTGTTTGGGATGGCCCACACACGCATTATTTTTTTCCATTCTTCGTCGAATGCCAAACAAAAATATATGTCTGCGTCTGTTTTTGCTTTAAAATAAAACTGCCAGTTGTTATATTTGGTACGTAAACCAGATGCTTTCACGTCGATTTTGCCATATTTATCATGGAATAAATCATATGGTGCTTTGAAATCTATAGAACAGTTGCAATCGTTTATTAATGGGATGTTTAGTGTTTTTGCAACAATTCTTTGACTTATGAATCCTTTTCCGACCCCAGACATACTATCTAAATTGCCATTTTTGTGTTTTGTTTTGGATGTGTTATAACACTTCGAACAAAGTCTGTTACCATCAACATTATAACACCACTGGTGTTTTTTTGGGCCGCCGCAAACAAAACACACCTCTTCACCATCTAAACTACTTTTATGAAGGTTATTAATGGTTATGTCTGCTGCAACAAGTGCATTATTCCATGACCCAAAGCGTTTCACATATGTGCCATTTGATGGGTACCCGTGCTTTCGACCAACGTCAATATATCGTGGTGTATGGCCATGTTCTTTCACGAAACGGCGAAGTTCTGAAATTAATAAATCGTTTGTAAACCGTGTTTCAAATACCATATATATCAGTCCTTTATTTATATGTATATAAAACATTACTATTATACTATTTAAATGCTTTGTAAATAGAACATAACCATTGCCAGTCCTGTGATCCTACATTCCCCATTATTGCTGCCAGTTGGTACAATCTTTATTTTCTTTATTCCAGCAGTGGCGCTGATATAATCCTGTACAGGAATATCCGTTTCACCTGTGGTCCCTAATGCGTGCCCAATAGCAGTTTCAATGGCTACAGTTTGGTCAACATATCCAGACCCATCATCTATCCAAATTGCCACATCTGTAAGCGAATCTGCCTGAGTGGTTATAGAAAAGTCTACATCGTGTGTATGGGCTGCCTCAGCGGCACCAGTAGGAGGATTGGATACGTTAGTGTTGCATACAATGTTATTTGATGTGCCGCTCCATGTTTGCACCCCTAAATTACCTATAGCAGAACCCCCCTCTGCTGCTGTCTTGGCAACAGAGATTGGGATTGTATGAGAGTGTGATGTTCCTGCGCTTGTAGTCCCACTGAATGCCCTGTAGTCATCCACGATATACGTTAATTTAATTCTATTGATAAATTCAACTTCAGTAGGAAGTTCAAACCACATCTCATATGGGTGTGTGTTGTCACAGATATCAGGGAAGTTGATTTCGATGAGGTTGGTTGCGCCTATGCCGTTGAGGTTGGACAGGTCAGAATCTCTCTCGATGCGTGCAAGTGCCTGTGACATATCCTCTTCTGGGGTGTAAAATTCCATCCTGATGTTAGACTGTTCGTAACTTCGGATAATTTTTTTAACTCTTAGTGTTGAATTAATGCCCTGTTTCCGGTCTATAATGTTGATCCAGTCGCCGAGACTGTCCCCAGTAACATATTTTAGGAATACTACATCTAATGTTTTTACATCTGCCACGGGTGCGGCAATATCCAATATTGCCTTCGCTGTAGCAATTGCTATATCGGTAGAGACAATCCCAGTATCAATATATGGCTTACCTTCCATGATACCAACATCACCCTGGCTTGTAGTTGCAGCGGCATGTACACAATCAACATTTGACCCGTCAAACCCCTGACTTCGGTCACTATCTACCTCATTAATATCAATCCAAGGTACACAAACCTGTATCTGGTTGATCCCGTCACCTGCGCCGAACACCCGCTGGCGATTGACAACCTTGTTTGTGGTTTTTGTTTCGGCCGCCACCTCGATCTGTTTACCTGCGGTGTATGTTGCGTTTGGTGATCCCACCGTCCCGGCGCCTCTTTCACCAACGTTTAGTTTAAGAGTGCCAGAATCATTCCACACCCAAAAATCTTTATCGTTCTGCTCGCAAATGGTAGCAACAGCACGCAACAGGTTTTCATGTGAGAATCTGGCAGTGCCAGAAATTGTCTCAGTATACGTGATTGTACCAGCGGATACTTTTGTACTGTATCCCAAAAGTGCATTGATGATGGTGGACCCAGTCTGGTTAATCCATTCAGTGTTTCTTGGTGTGCGTTCATCTAATAATAATACTTTATAATCTCTTCCTTTTAGTGTCAGGTCGGTTTCATCTTGTTCTACCCACTCAAGGAACCCGCCGAATATCTCGGTATTGTCTTTGTCGTTAATTAGTACTTCATGTGATCCAATCAAGTGTCCGCCATGTCCTATTGCAGTCCGTACAGTATCATTTGGTGCGTTTAATCGGCATGTGAACATATCAAACATGTTGTTTTCACTTTCAACTTTCATATCTGTAACTGTATATGTGGTGCCGTTATATGAGAATGATTCAGGCATTCAATCGCCTCTGTATGAGATAATGGCAGTCTGCTGGAAATGCATCATAACTTCAATGATAGATGCTTTTTTTCCTGCGCCAATCTTTTTGATATCAATAAGATGAACAAGATACTGGTGGTCTGCGTCGTTTACACCCATTTCCAAGACAAGTGGTGCTAAATCATCTTGAGTGTATGAACCATCATATCCAGCATAATCCATTTTAAGATTACATATGATCATTAGTTCTGATAGGTCCGCCTTAGATGTGAGATACCCAAGAATAACCATATCATCAGGATTCTTACCAGTCGATACATTAACTCCACCTTGATATCTAGGAAACCGTTTATATTTCCCACGCGGAACAATCTTAATATCTTTGCGCACTGGGTTACGCTGTGCTGGGAATGTAAATAACGTACTACCCGTGACTACTTCATAATAATCGTCTACAGCCATGCCATCAGTTACCATGGTTGCTGCGGTCCCGTCCATATCTTTTACAGTAAGGGTGTCTGTGGATGTTGCTGTGACTTTATATGCGTTGCCCTTTGCCGATCCAGATAGTATTTTGACAAACCCGCCATCAAACTGGTTTGCTGAGAATGAGCCCGTGTCGGTTAAAATGGTTTCTGCTATACCTGTGATTTTACCACCAAACCGCTCTGTAGTGGTTTTAGTGGATAATGTCAGTGCTTCTACAGACCAAGGCGCGTAAAGGGCTGTTCCAGCGGCTTCATTTGCGACAGTGTCAAGCCCATTTGGATAGCCCAACTTCCAACTACTCAAGACAACACCCCCATTAAATGTTTCTCCCAATAGTCTCTATTACTATTTGTTTTTGAATGGCAAATTCTACACAATGGAATAAGCATCCATTTATGATCATCACATCCTTGGTTTTTATTATAATCTATGTGGTGAACACATAGTTTTTCACCACTCTCTTTTTCACTTTTACCACAAATACAACACATCCGATTATGTCGATCCCTTACTTCTTCTTTTACTTTATAATTAAATTTAAAACAGTATGGTTCTGATGATATTCCCCCCTTCCAGTTTGGGTTTTTATCGCCAACACCATCTTTACCACGACATTCTTTTGAACAATAGTTTGGAATCCCATAAGTATAATGCCAAATCTTTATATCAATTTGGCCCCCACAATATTTACAAAAATATTTACCTTGGTTTTCATCTAAAAATGTGTGTCGTTCAGCGATGAAACACGGGCTGTTTGCTCCAGTCATGTTGGGTCTTGGCACTCCTTTTTTTGTCTCTGATATTTTTTGTCTTACTTCTACACGTTTTGCTGGGTTTTTATCACCAGTTAGTTTGCCTTTGTTTGCAATACTAATTTTCAGTTTTGTTTCTGGTGTGTGTGTTTTACCCCACATCGTGCTTTTTTCGCCCGTTGTTCCATACATTCCGTTTGATTCATCGATGTTTTTAGATATCTTCCTCGCACACGACACACATATATCGCTATAATATGCCATTACAACATAACTTATGTTGCCACATATATCACACACACGACACACCCGTTTTTGTGATTTTGGTTTTAATAAAGTAGGATCGTATCCCTTATATTTTATTGTGGCTTCTTTGTGCAACATCTAAAACCCACTCCATGCGGCCTTTTGTGACTGTTTGCGACTGGTAAGTTCTATAAAGTCGTCAATATCCAGGCCATTGGTAAGTACAAACGTGGCGCCATCGTAATTATTATTGATTGTTGTGTCTCCGCCGCTGGCAGATATGGATGATTCTGTGCCTTTCATACTAACCGTTTCGCCTGCTTCAAGGTGATGCAATCCTGTATATGATGCAATACCACCTGTTGCATGTTGAGCGAATTCTTGTTTAAGTAAAATGGAAGATATCTTACCAGTTGGGAACATTTCCAAAGCAGATAACAACCCCCTTAATGCTGTTTCAGCTCCTTTTATATTTTTGATCATACCCCCAAATTTGGTTCCTATATCAGTTGCCCAGTCGAGCAGCCCTGTTTTTTTTAATAAAAGTATAGTTAATTTACTAATCAATAAACCAATTGCGGCAGTGAGTATAATTGGTCCGGCAGCAGACGAAACAAAACCAGACAATAACCTACCAGCCCATAAGACCACCGGCTTCAGTACCCCCAGCAACCAAACAAATCCATCTTTTAATAACCCAAGTTTACCTAACAACGCAGATATACCCAACCCGCTAATTAACGCACCGCCGATAACCGTAAGCCATGTTATAAGTCCTTGTGCTTCTGGACTAAGCGCTTTGAACCAATTATATAATTTACCAAACTGTTCAGCCACCCACGCAACAGCAGGCCCCAATGTTTCATCCATAATCATAGCGATCAATTCAAGATACATTCTTATAATCTCAAGTTGTGTGCTAACCCGTGGCATGGACATAAGCAAAGCAGCAAAACCACCCACCCCAATGGCCCCGAGAATACCAGATAAAATTTGAGTTTGTTTAGACATCCTTAACATTTCAGTGGTGGTGCTCTTCACATGTGATGATACGGTATTTAATTCAGTCTTAAGTTTTGTCAGGCTTGAAAACAAATTCATGTCTTTGAACAACCCCACAATTTCCATACTTCCTACTTCAACCATGTTTTGATTGCCTCCGTTCCTCTGCTTTTATAGCGTTGATTACAACTTCTAACGCTTCTATGTTCCTGTTAGGTTCTTGCTCAATCTCAGATGGTAATTTCTTTTGTTGGTATGCCAGCATGGCAACCCTGACCAAATGAAATATACTCGGGTGTACGAAATCGGTTAAGACCGCTTCGATAAAAAACCCTTTTCATCTCTGGAAATATAGGATTTTGCCATAACTTCTTGGGATATTTTATCTCTGAGGTCTGGATGCATTGAAGATATGGCATCAAGTTTTTCTTGATCTGATAAGATCGGCCATGTTTTACCGTTAAATGTTGTGTTGATGTCTAATAAACCTACTTTGAGTATCTCTTCAGCAAGTCCGGGTGTATCAACTTCAACATCCTGGCCAACCATGGATATAAACCCTTCTTTGAGTTTATCGGCTTCCTTGTTAGTCATTATTTTGAGTATTAGATTTAGTTCTGCACCTTGGAACATTATAACCTTTTCGACTTCGCCTCTTGGCACGAAAAGCAGGTTCTCTGGTACTGTGTTTATTTTATCTCTTGGCATTTTATTTACCTCTTGGTATTAATTGGAAAGTGTATAGGGAAGGAAAGAATACCAACCCATACACCGCTTAAGCGCAAATATTGTGCCCATCCAAAAAAAAACAGATTGTTGATATCTCAATTTATGGACGGGCATATATATTTATACAAACGCATCATATTAATATTTGTTGATATCTCATGAACGAAATTACCAAATGCTATAAGTGTGGATGTACTGATAAAAAGTTAATTCACCATCATAAAAGTTATGAACCCGAAGAAATTGTGATGGTGTGCTGGTCATGCCATCAAAAATTACATAAAATCCTGCGTAAATCTGGTGTGTGTACCACGTCCCCTCAAAAGTTAAGGGATAAATCAAATGCATCAAAAAACAGATTAAATTTGATATTAGAATATCAGAAAACCGACATTGGTAAAAAATCGCATAACAAAGCCACACGAAAATATCACAAAGTTCATAATAGGCAATTTTTTAATTTCACAGAAACCATGTCACCAAATGTTAGGTTAACAGAGGATATTATAATATATGATCAAGGACGGCTTGTTAACGTATGTTCTCGTTTTTATGCAGACAATAATCATAAACTGTATTATATTAATATAAAATAAATGGGTGTGGGTACACCCATAATTTTATTATGCACACACCACGTCATAGTCCACTGACGTTTCAGCAAGCTCTACGATATCCACGCTTGTAACCTTGAGCGCTATATCCTGGATAACAAGCCCTTGAGTAATATCTATCGGCTCGCTGGCTTTCTCAACTTTGACGCCGTTTAAGGTCCATGTAATCGAGTGTGTGCCGTTGGTCACTTTAAATGAACAGTTGCTCACCGTTGCGCCGGCTTTAAACAAATCCCATAATGCGGATTCATGCATTTTTACTGTTATGCCTGCGTCCCATAACTGAACTTGTGGTGCTGGTTCTGCAATGAGTTCCCCGGCTGCCTGGCACATACCTTCATCTACTTGTAGTTGATTATCAAAACCTAAGCGTGCCTGGGTAACATCAGCGCAGATATCCACATCGTTTATTTTTAATGTGAGGTCAGAGCTCCTGTATGGCCTGATATCAGATGATGTATACTTCTTAAGTCCAGATGCAGCCGCCTGATAACTATTATATGATGTGATCTTAACTGCGTTCTGTGCCACAAAGTCCGCATTGAATCGCATCCAGTCGCCTTTTGTGAATGCGAAATCACCCTTACCGCAAACTAATCCAGTATATTCTTTCCCGAAGTTGGTTCCTGTATGTAGGTGTCCTGTCTGGAAGCTCATCGACTGCATCACATTATCCAGAGACATTGTGTGTGTGTATGGGTCTCCAGCACCTGTGATCGTATCAGTCATCCCCATACATAGCATTGTGAATCGCATATGTTGGACTAACATTTCTATGGTGCCTCCAAACTTTGGGACTGTTGGATAATATTCACCTACGGTGCGTTCATCTACCCCATCCATTGGATCCAATGGTTCTAATGTTTGTGAATCTGGTCCGGGTGTCCACTTTTGGACTAAACCGGGCCATGCCCATGTTGTGGCTGTGTTTTTTGTGCCATATGAAACGTCTTCAACCGCATAGTTAAAGACAGACCGCCTGCCTAAAAAGTATTCTGTTCCTGCCATGTTGTTGTACCTCTTGGTTTAATCTATTTATCAGCCACTTGGCTTAATCATTGATATTTACGCCACCCAACCTAATCTGTAACTCACATCGCTTGATCCGTCCGCTCATTTCATCAGCAATTGCAGACTTCCGCACGTTGATATAGTCAAACAGCGTTGGAACTGTATCATCCCGCCAGTTATCCCGTAAATAGATATTTACATCGTCTATGATGTACTCAGCTAAAATATCCCCTTCGAGTTTCCTGACATAATCTACATAGAAGTCGGTGGTATCATCTGGTACATCACCACCTAACCCCCAGTCGATAGAATCAAATCGTCCGTCTGAATCAGCATCAATCAATTGATAATCCGTATCAAGTATAAACGTGTGTGCGCTGCTTGATAATGTCCCTGTTACTTCAGTGATGTTGGTGGCCGGCGTGACATCCAGTGTATACTCATCCGTACCGCTTGCAAAAGTATGAGATTCATTTGTTTCAGTACGAACCGTACACAGCTTTGTCTTGATAGTATATGCGTTTACCAGCAGGATCACGGTGTCCTCGGTTTCAGTGCCACCCATACCAATATCCCCCTTTGATGAGGTATCCATACGGGTTACTGACAGTCTAGGGAAGTTGTTTTCATTATCTATCATGGCAGCCAATAGCGGCCTGTCTGGGTATATCCAGTTAGAAGATAAACCCGCAGATGCCCTAGCTGTTGCGTTATAGTCAGTTAGGTTTGCTCTAAGCAGACCTGTTATGAACTCCTGGGGTGATACTCTTGTATCAGTCACTTAGCCAACTCCTCTTTAAAGATGTCCGGTGCGATGTTCTGAGCGTGCTCAAGTGCCTTTCTAAACGGTGCCATTTCATCCAGGCTTACTTTCATGCCGCCCCTGGACTTTACAGCATCTTCCCGAGATTGCCGGGATGGTCGCTTTAGTTTTTTACCTGATGTCCCGATTACACTAAATCCTAAATCATCAAAGTGCAGGACAGCCCACTTACCCAGGGCCGTTAAGCTTCCTGACGCATCCACAAACGGCACAAAATGTTCTTGGGTTCCAAATTCATGATATATGCCGTATGGGACACCATCGTTTAACCTGAATCCATAACCATCTTCAATTGGTGTGGAATGTACACTATCACGGAACAATCCGCTATTGACCCCTTGTTTATGCCCTTTGCTGCTTACGAAAGTGTTTATAGTATTCTTGGCATCGGCTTCTGATTCAATACCAAGGCGCCCCATCGAATCCTGTATGTGTAGTTGTGCACCCAGGGAGTATGTTTTTACATTCTGTTCAAGTTCAAATAAATTAGCTTCTAGTTGCATATCAAGCCTCATATGGAACTTCTCTTAGTTCACATGTAATTAGCACAGGGTTATCGATATCCCTATCAACGAACAATATACGAACCACGACATACATATCATTGCTGCCGTCTGATGTATCGATGATCTTGTTATCAACTTCCGGCATGGTGGCGCTGTCGCCGGTCCATAGGAACACACCCCTTATCTGTCTGTCTTCCAACCGACCTGCAAATTTGTTATCCAGTTCAAATGGCACAGCAGATATTACACCCTTTATAGTGCTGTCTGTGGGGGAAACTCCTATGGGGTGGCCGTTTGGATCAAGGGTAACAACCTCCTTACGGAGTGTCATATCAATCCCCTCCCAGCGCCCCCATATCTGCGTTATGTGCTTTGATAGGCCTTTAATCTGGGTGCTGGTTGTCATTTATACCGCCAGTAGGTTTGTGCGTAATTGTCCGATGTTTTTCTTAAGTTCATCCCTTTCATTTTTGAGTTTTTCAATAGCACGGGTCATGTTCATGTACGGCTCGCCCACGCCAATAGTCACACCCGATGGTAATGAGTATGAGGTCACATCATCATATGTCCCGCCAATCTGATTAATCATCACCCGCATAGCGCAAATTGTAGCAGACAGCGCAGCAATATTCACAGGCACATCACTATATCCATACGTATACACTGCCTTGATCCTGTGATTCTGATGTGAGAATGTTTTAGATTTTAACCGGATGCGCCCCATGCCCGTATCTAACCAATAATCGTCTGTGGTCCAAGTGATAGCTAGTGTATCAGTCACATCATAAGATTCAAGAGAGGTTATTGACTGTACTGGGCGCTTCTCCAAAAAAATAGTATCTATGTCTTCGTCTTCATCCAGGTTTTCGACATCTAACCATTCTGTTTCAGACTGAGCATTTCCAAATGATTTCTGATACATTGCGTCTATTTCAGCATCGGATTCTTTTTTAAATCGTTCTACATCGAGTTCTGAAACTACGGTGCTATCAATTCCAGCTTTACGATATACATCCTCATTTGTACAATAACTCATTATGACCAGTCCATAAATTTATACTTTAATATTAATGTCATTGTTTAAAAATTTATTTGAATATAGGTTTACACCCTGTCAAAAAACATTATATATTCTTAACACATGTAAATATTAATGAAATTACAAGAAAAACACGAAAAGGCATTCGAATTATATTATGAGTATCGTTCAATTTCACAAATATCTAAAGAGATGAAAGTGAGTAGACAATCTCTTCAGGCTTGGAAAAAGAATTTTAAATGGGATGAGCGTTGTGCCATTCGTGAGAATGACATTGCTGCAGGTATAGATGAAAAATATGTTGCAGGTGTAGTGGATAAAAAAGCAGAGATGTTAATCGATCTTGGTAAATTAGATATGATGATTGACCAGGAAGTTATCACAGCATTTACTAAAGATAAATCTGGAAAAATGGTTCCAATAATCCACATTGAAAAATTAAAAGACCTTGTTGACATGCTTGGATTGAAACTTAAGATAATAGATAGTAAATTAAAAGTACTTGGTGAAGATATCCAGAAAGTGGACTTACGGGGCACAATTGAACACAATGATGTTAATATCGATAAAAAAATAGTAGGTGTGTTTGGGGACTGGCTGGCATCACAACCAGACCAAGGGGATAAAGCAGATGATGCAGTTGAGTAACCACATCACTTATTTTTATACTGGAATATCCCGTTTTGTTTAATACCGGTTTTAAGTTTACTTCCTCTTGTTTCTATTGACCCGTCAGACAGTAGATACCCTCCTCTTTTTAAGCAGGTTATGCCAAATGGCAACATTTCATTTAATAGTTCAGATGGGATGCACACCACATCAAACTTGATACTTAGTGCGGTTGTAACTGGTGTGCGTGTTCCACCTGGTAGCCACCGTCCAAGTTCCTGAATTATACGAATCGATGGGAATTCATCCGCTAGTGCCTGGGCGTCATCGTCTGTTTCCGGAAAGCAGTAGAGTATTTCATCTGGGTCAATGGTGTACAATAGGCTGATTAGTTCTTGAATGTTCATATTTTATCTCCATCTCTCTGCATAAACCAAGGAATAAATATATTGAATTGTTCGTGGTGACCACACATCGGGCATTTAAAAAAACCTTCTTTTTTATCATTTGTATACAACAAGCGCATTTCGTCTTCATTTCCTTCAATATTGCTTCCACATTGTTTGCATTGTTTTTTAATATTCATTTTGAATCGTCCTCCAGTTCATGATTATATGATTGTGAACGGTCTGGCTCTTTTATATCATCAGTTGTATTACAAACAGGTTTAAAATATTTTCTATTGTTACATACAGGACACTCTATATACAAATAATTCATAGAATCAATTAATATTACATTTGAATTAAAAATATACCATATATTATCTATTATTTCCCCGTTTTGCATGATTGACAAAAAATTACCGGAATTAGAAACATTTACGTCAAGTGTATATTTTTTATCAAATATTCGCTTGTTTTTGTTGAAATTATCAACAACCGATTCAAAATAATGTTTACACTTGGTGTATTCATACAATGATTTATAGTTTTCTTTCAACTGTTTTTCAAACAATGTTTTTTTCTTAAAATCTGTCTGTGGTTTAATTGTATGGTTGGCATCTTTAACCACACACCCACAGTTTTCACATGTATAAGATATTTCCATTATTGTTCATTCCTTGCATTCATGATTATACGGTTGTCCGTCTATTATAATATCTTCACCACACTTTGAACACTTTCGTACCATATAGTACACTGCCTTAATCTGTAATTCGACCTTGCACCCAGGCGGCAGTTTGAATTGTGGAGCCGTGTCTTTTCCTGACCTGATTGATGCGGGTACAATTCCCTGGCCGGTGCTTGATAGTTTAGATGTAAATACCGCTTGCTTGCTGGTTGGTATTTCATTACGGGTGTATTGGGTTTCATTGATTGGAATCATAGAAACAAGTCTCAATAATTTTTTGTATACGGAGTGCTTCTTGCACCGCTAATTTATAAGAGTCAGCTTTTCCATAATTATATATATGTGTTTTTAATTCATCAAAATCTGTTTTATTGATTTTAAGCCATTCGTCATTTGTTTTGTCACAGTAGACCAGTATGTCACGATGTATATCATATTGTTGATTTAGATATTTTATTTCTATATCGAGTTGTTTTATTTTTGATAGTATTGCGTCACAATCAATATTGATATCGTTGTCTTCGGGCACCGAATTTAAGTGCACATTAGTCCAATTTACTTGCCTGTGGACATCATTTGTGATCTTAATCCTGCCTTCATTAAAATGACAATTATCACATTCAAAACACATATCACCTTTATCGGTTGCAACCAACCTAAGAGCGTGGTTACAGAAGTTACAAAGATATCCCACCAGTGGGGATTCATAATTTATCATATCCAATATAATTAATTTTAAAAATATAAAAGGCTTTTGTATTTTTAAATTTTAACTAAACTTTAAATATATACAATTAGAATTGTTAACTATTATTTCAATAATTGTTAGAGGTTCACAATGCCCTTAAGTCCCCAAGAATTGAAAACACTTGAGAGCATACCACCAAAAACCATTGCCAGGCACTCAAAGGCTTTTTTTGCAAAACATTATCTTGACTTAAACATTCCATCACACCAGGGCAGATGGTACAAATATTGTGATAGAGATCGGCACTTACAATTGAGCCCTAGGGACCACGGAAAAACTACAGTGTTCTGCCATGCCTTACCTGTGTGGGCAATATGTAATATTCAAAACGTGCGTGTCTTGATGGTCAGTAAGACATCAGGGCAGGCCAACAAACTACTAGGTACAATCCGAACCGAACTCAAACACAATGAACTTATTATACATGATTATGGAGAGCTTATAACCAACAAAGGTGACGGCGGAGCGATCTGGTGTAAAAGGAACAGCGCAGGGCGTAAACTCAAAGACCCTACTGTTGAGGCAGTTGGCGCACTAGGAGCAATCACTGGCGGGCACTTTGATATAATCATCATTGATGATATGCTCGACGATGAAAACACAAAAACAGAGTCCCGTATGGAAACAATGAATAACTGGTTTTATGGGACTATTGGGCAGTTGGTGGAGCCAACCACACAGATGTTTGTAATTGGTACAAGAAAGCATTACGCAGACTTATATCAACAGTTGATAGATAATGCTCTCTGGCACCGGTCTATTGATAGAGCAATTATAGAATGGCCGGAATCATACGAATATATCTATACCACGGATTCAGACGGTAATGAAGTCATAAGCGATGTAGAAGTTGTTGGCGATTCAAAAGTACTTTGGCCAGAGGTATGGGATATCAAGAAGCTATTGATTGATCGACAACAGGCCGGTTCTATCATGTTTGACAGGGAAAAACAGAACGACCCGTCCGGCATGAAAGGCCAATACTTGAATGTTGACTGGCTTCAGTATTATGATTGGGCAGACCTGCCGGATGAATTGACATACTATATAGGTGTAGACCTGGCAATCAGTGAAAAGGAACACGCTGATGAAACATGTATTGCTCTGGTGGGCTATCAGGCCAACAGGCGCAAGCTATACATAATTGAGATTAGGCATGGTAAATGGGACTTTCCGACAGCATATGATAAAATCTGCACGTCATATGAAGAGTGGGCAGCCGCAGGGATGCGAGCTACCGAGGTACTCATCGAGAATAATGTCTATCAAGCAGCCATGGCGCAGCACATAGCTGATAGTACATGGATTCCTGCTGTTGGTGTACTCACAGTCAAAGACAAGATTACGAAATTAACCGCACTAGCGCCACACTTTGAGAATGGAAGCGTACTTCTAAGGAAAACTGAGATGCTAGGTATGCCTGGGTTTAGGCAGCAATGGGCGCAATTCCCATTTGCAGAACATGATGATATGCTTGATTCTGTGGCAATTGCAGTTACCAGGCTTGCATTGGGTAGTGTAAGTACAATCGGTTTGATAAATTCAGATTCACCATTGGATTCCATTAAACCAGTAGAGGATTACGATTATGTATTCTGTGAATGTGGAGAAGAGTATGGTATAATCTCCAACCGGATGCCTGCAAAGAACGGATATTGTGATGTTTGCCATAAGAAAATTCAGACATTCCCAACTGAATTAATCGGGGTGTCAGCATGACCAAAATGGTAAATTGGCATGGTCTGTTAATACCAGACAATGATTGTTTTTTAGTAGGTAAAAAATGTACACCGTCATGCCCACATTTTGACATGGCGTGGTTGCACCAAGAAAAAGATGAGGAGTCTGTATGACCAAAATGGCTAAACGCATGGGTTGTGGTGCAGCCGATTGTGTACACAACCTTAATTTCAGGTGTATAAAAGAATCGATTGAAATAGATGAGACTACACACTGCTTGGACTATAAGGCGGTGCCTAAATGAATTTCCGCCAAAAACTAATCCAAAAAGCCAGTTCAGCAATGGGAATCAAGATGTATGACTTTGATTCCATGGAAACCACAGGCGGTGCATGGTGGGATTCAGGCGATGAAGACGGCATAAAGCGAAAGGCAGTATTCACAGATGCGTTTTGGCTTGCTCCCCCATATGGTAGACCACGGGATATTGATTTTGATAGACTGGAATCATTAGAAAAGTCAGTATGGGTCCGCATGTGCGTACAACATATAGTTGATCGGCTGGCAGGCGCAGATTGGAACATCGTACCTGTGAAAAATGGTGATGATGTGCCGCAAGAACACATTGATACACCGACAGAATTTTTTAATAGTAAACAGTGGGATAACCCACTCTCACAAGTATTGAGAATGTTATTACCCGATGCCATCCAGTACGATGCTGGAGTAATTCTAAAATCATACCCAGTAATCGCATACGATAAAGAAAACAACAGGCTCAAAAGTACCAAACTCCCGCCGGTTCAATTATACGCACGGGATGGTAGGAGCTTTATGCTGGATACGAATCTGTTTGGCCAGATAAAAACATACTGGCAGTACTCCTGGATTAATCCACAGGGTAAACCGATAGAATTCAGTCCAGATGAAATTATCTATTTCCAGAAAAGCCCGCAGAGCAGGGGACCATATGGTATCGCACTCTTAGAAATCATAGAGCAGATTATAGATTATATGATGGATTCCACGCTGGCACAATCTAAATACTGGAAGAACGGGCTATTTGTGGGTGGCCAGATAGATTTACCCGACGTCCGGGACCTGGACGAACTCAAACGACAACAGGCATACTTTGAAGCAAAACTTCGGGGTCCACGAAAATACAACAAATGGATAGTCACCGGCGGCGGTGCAAAGGTTCAGAGCATGCCGTTCACTTCTCAGCAAATGCAGTTTATTGATTCACAGCGATGGTTTGCTAAAATGGTATTTGCGGTGTTTGCTTTAACGCCTTCTGAACTAGGATTTACAGAAGAGTTGAATAAAGCCACAGGTATCCAGCAAATGGAAATTCATAAGTCTACTGGGATAAGACCTTGGCTAAAACTTGTTGAAGACATGCTAAACAGGCATGTTGTCTGGTCTGACTTTACAGACGATGTGAAATTTGAGTTTGTTAATGAGATTGATCTTGCTGATAAGAAAGTTCAAACAGACATCGATATCGCAAGGCTAGGGGCTGGCCTGGATTCAGTAAATGAATTGCGGTTACGGGATGGCTTGGATACCTGGGAAGATAAAAAGTATAGTCTTCCAAGTGGTGACAGCGAATCACAGGATGAAGATGGAGATACCGGTGACGATGCCATAGATGTAGAGAATGGTTGGGAATCGTTGTTTGGTGATGATGAAGCATTAAAAGCCGCAAATGTGGGCGCACTCTCAGGCACACCAGGATATGTTCCTAAACCACCAGCATATGACGGCCCAAAAACGCCAATCAAGACCAAAAAACTTGAAGATAAAACCATGGATGAGGTTATGGACTGGTTAGCCGAACTCCAGGAGCAGGCAAAGAAGGAGGTGGACCGACTGTATGACACTACTTGATACAATCCGTACAATCCTCAATAAAATCATTGGCACAAGACTAAGCCAGTTTATGGAATCCGCAGCAATCAAAGCATATTCACTCGGACTTGCCACAGGCGCAGCCGATATGAAAATGACAATACCACCCGAACCAGATATAAACGCACTGGCTTCAATTGGGCTTCGCACACATGCACTATCTGAGAGTACAATCGCCAGAGCAAAAGGCGATCTGGCATTCAATGCAGACAAGCTATACCAGGAGATGGATGCCGCTATCAAGTCAGGAATGACCGAGCAAGAAGCACTTTCACAGATCGAAACACGGGTAAAAGCACTATTCACAGATTCATTCCAAGAATGGGAACTTGAGCGATTAGTCAGGGATCAAGTATTGGTTGCTACGAAAGAAGGCAGGCGGGACGGCTGGCAGGAAGGCGGCGCAAAATACCGACAATGGAAAGCACATTTCGACAACAAGACAGCCGAAGACAGCAAACGCATGGACGGGCAAATTACAGCGATTGATGAGCCGTATACCGACCCTAAAACAGGCGACAAATACATGATTCCTCATATTCGCCCCAATGACCGTTGTTTTGAGATACCACTATTTGAATTACCTGAATATGTACAGAGGGGCGGGTTAAACTATGCAAGATAATGGGGGCTACTGAATGCCATTTGGAGAATATACAAATTTCGATGATTGTGTGAAAAAGAACCAAAACAAGGATGACCCAGAGGCGTACTGTGCCTCAATCAAAAACAAGGTGGAAAAGATGATAGATTGGCAGTATGACATGACATTTGAGAAAGTAGGAGATAAAGGCGGACACTTATATCTTGCTGGTTTTGCGTCCAATGGGGATACGGATGAAGATTCACAAAACATGGATATGGAATCACTCAAAGCCGTGTTCGATACCTATATGAAAAATCCTGTAGTCAAACTCCTACATGATACCACACCACAATGGAAAGGTGCGATAGGGAAAGTTGTAGAGAAATATGTAGATTCTGATGGTAAGGAATGGCTTACAAACTTCGGAGCCAAACCGTTCCTTGTGGTCAAACTCAGCAAAAGTCCTAAACTTGAATGGCTTAGGGGTATGATAGACGAAGGTCTGTTCCGTGGTTTTTCAATCGGCGGTAAAGCCAAAACAATATCCAAAGACGGTAAGATTGTGGTAAAATCATGGCTTGAAACCTCTATTGTAGATGTACCCAGTGCAAAAGGTTCGTTTTTCCAGGTATTGAAGGCTGCTTGTGTTGGTGATAATTGCCCAATATCGCAGGATGATGAAGTAGAAACAGATGGTGAGCCGGATTATAAGAAAGAACCAAACCCAGCAGTTCTGAAATTCATTGATGCAGTAGATAGTTTTGAAGGTGGTAATATATCAAGTAATGAAAATGGAGTTAACGGTTTTTGTAAGGCAGCAGATGATTTCTTAAAGGGTGGCCCGGGCAGTGGTGTAAAGGGACACAAAACTGCTGCAAATAAAACACTCACAGACAAACTCAACTTAGAACGAAAATCGCTATATGCGGCACAACACGAAATATCAGACCAAATGATCAAGATGGACCTGAAACTGGACAAGGATTACAAAAGTGCTGGGAGTAAAATTACAGAAACAGTCAAAGCAGACAAGGCAATTTATTCCACATTGTCGAGTCGTATGGGGAAAGTTAACGATCGTTTGAGAAAGATCACTGAAACGCTCGGTGATTATGATGACTGAATTTCACATTCACACCCGCAAGTGCGGGCTGATATCCTACCAAGGAGCATAAACATATGGGAACAGAAAACAAAGAGCCGATTTCCAGAGATGAATACAATGCTCTCTTTGAGAAATTGGCAAATGTAGAGGGACTGTTAAAAGAACAAGTTCCTACCGTACCGCAGGCAGACTTTGACAAGATGGCAGATGCCGTCACCGAACTAAAGGGACAGATAGATGAGATGGCCCCTGAGTTCAAAAAGATGGCAGAAGCCGATAAGCCGGACCTGGTTGAAAAGAGCACTGTAGATGAACTAACCAAGAAGCTGGAAACAGTTCAAAAGCAGGTAGAAACAATAGAATCCATGCCAATGTTGAAAGGTATACAGGACATCGGCACGATCGAACCTGGAAAGTATGATGTAATGAAGGGTGTATTCCATACCTCTTTCCCTGAAGCAGGGGGTAGATAACATGGGCGGACAATTCATGTCACCCGGGGAGATAGACGAAGCAAGTGTCTATAAATCTTCATTCGGTGACATTCCAAACGAAACAATGTACGAAGGCCCGATGCAGCCAGCACAGGACTACTATCCTGATATGGTCAAGGCAGTACAGGACTGGAGACAAAACACATTCGGGAAAGCGGCCAATGTCGGTGCGGCCAGTGGAGCAGCGGGATATGTGCCTATGCCACTTGCATATGATTCTGGCGTGATCGATATCACACGCAGATTCACTCCAATCAAGGCCCTGATTCCCAAAGTGACCAACACCGGACTTACAGCCAACTACTTCAGATTGACCGCAAGGGGTGCAGCAGCATGGGGTTCAGAAGACCCGACACTCACCGAAACTGATGATACCGAGGAACTGGCATCTTCAACAATACGGTACTGTAGGATCACAGGCAGAGTTACCGGTGTAGCAGAGATCGGCGGTGCGCACTTTGAAAGCACAATGCGCAGAGCCGTGATGACCAAAACCCAGGAACTCAATGAAACAATTGAAGAAGCACTGATCAACGGCGACAATGGCACCAACCAGTACCAGCCAGACGGCCTGATTCAGCTATTGACTGCGAACACCACAAATATGAGCGGCGCAGTTCCAACACTTGAAGACGTGGACACGCTGGTAAATGACTGTTTTGTCGATAAGGGCGCTCCGAACCTGCTGATCACAGACCCGTATACGGCCTCCAATCTTAAAAACCAGATCATCAACAACATTCGGTATAGTAATCCATATACGAAAGTTGCATGGGGTTTGCAGGCACTCTCGATAAATACAGTCGTGGGTGAGCTCCCATTGATTGTAAGTCAGTTCATGCCGACAACCACAGACGCAAGAAGGATTCTGTGTATCAATACAAACTTCCTGGAACAGCGGGTATTACAGGATATCACTTTCCAGAGGCTTGCACAGACAACCGACTCTAACAAGTTCTTCTTGAAGGTCTACATGACTTTGGTGAACAAGTTCCCAGAAGGAATGGGTATGCTTTACGGATGTGATTGATCATGGCAGCAGCACAGATAACACCCGTATCTGATTTTGATTCAGCTAATGACAATGTGTCTATACACTTACTCGAAGTGAACAAAGTCACCCAGGCAGACTGGATTGAGTTGAGTTATCCAGCATTGTGGTTCGCAACAATGGACCTTACTGGCGTGGCTGAAGCGGCAGCACTGTATCCTACAACTACCATAAATCATGGTGCAACTGTCACAGCAACCGAAACGGCTGTTACCATAACAACATCGACTAAAACCCAGTGGCCCGCAACAGGGACACCGTTTTATATCCGTGTCGATGATGAAATTATGGAAGTATCGGAGTACACTGATACAACCATGGTGGTCCGGAGGGGTGCAATGGGCACAACCGCAGCCACACACGCAGATGGACAGGCGCTGTATGTATTGAATAGTATCATTCTCGGGGATGCAACTGTTAATAAAGTGAATATCATTGTTGCAACCAGAGCAGTGAGCTAAGGGGGTATTTCACATGGCAGACGCAGGTGGAATAACCTTATTGGATAGGCAGGTAGGGACGAATGCACCCTGCCCACTTATCGGTAATGTGGATGGAAGTCATACCACAATAAAAGATGTTCTAGATGCCATGCAGACAGACCTTGAAACGGTTGTCGTATCATCACAGGTCCCCGTTGATTTGTCTGGCGCAGGTGTCACACAGCATGTTTTCGTAGCAGATAGGGCGTATACTCTAACCGCTGCAAATTTCGTGTTCACAGAAGCATCGAGCGCAGATGCAGGAAGTAATCTCAGTGTCGGCAAAGTGTTCATAGGAACTGACGATGTAGATTATTTTGTGAATGAAGTGGCATCAGAAGCCAGTAAAGAAACAGGATACAGGCAAGTAGGAACATTACTACTAACGGCGGTAGCAGAGGGGGATGTGATAACCATTGTTAGCGCAGGCGGTAAAACAGGCACAGGAGAAGTACTCCTTCAGCTTGAATTGACAAAGACATGAGCGTACTGGTGGGTGAAAACTCACCACATTTTATTATTATTAAGGTGATTAAATATGGTAGTAGAAGCAACAAAAGCAGGAAGAGTTCAAAATATAGATAACGATGGGTATATCCTTGGTGGTAGCGCTGACAAACCCTTATATGTAGGGGTTGGCGCCACAGGGAATGAAGCGAGCGCAAACGAGATTGTCACCGTTGCTGATTCTGCCATAGGCTTGACATCTGGGACATACGGTGACGCCACAAAAGCCACAATGACGCTTGAGACCGCACAAATCCGTATCTGGAAAGACGGTTCAGATCCCACTACAACCGAGGGACACCTGATAGAGGCGGGGGATGTAATCACTTTGAACAGTGCCTCAGACATTGCAAATTTCAAAGCCATCCGTGTCGGGGCCACAAGCGGAACATTGATGGTGACATACTCGGAGTAGATAATCATGGGTGATTTTATCCAGCGTGCCTCACCTGCAACAGTGAAAAAAGCAGGTGAGATGTACATATATTCTAACACGGTTGAATCTGTGATCGATACAGCAGACGTCTGGCATGCCCTGTATGCTGCCAACATAACAGCAGGGGTAAATCTTGGCTGGACGTTTGCGGACGGTGTGAGAGGAACGGACATAACGGCATATGCGACATATGATGGAGGTGCCTCCACACTGGTAACCACCACAGCGGCACATAACCTCTCCGCAGGCGACTATATAAGCATCACCGGAACTACGAATTATAACGATCTGTATGAAGTACTTTCAGCACCTAGCTCAACCACTTTCGAGATCGACAAAGCATGGGATACCAATGATGATGCCACAGGTACGTATGCCAGAGGTGCGACACTAACAGCCGGTGCAAACGCAAGCGGTCACTATCCGTCCAACTGGTCTGCAACACTGACGCCAGGCACAACCGGCCATATATTCACAATGGGTTTCATGATTAACAAAACACCGTGTGATAAATGCAGGGCCAGGCAGAAACTAGGAACAGCAACACAATATGAATGTTTGCCCGGAACATCAATATTTGATATCAATGAAGGAGATAAAGTTTCATTTATAATCAAAAACGTTGGAGCTACTGGTAATTATACACTCAGACACGGTAATGTGAACTTTCATAAAATGGGCGGACTGTAGACAATAGAATTATGAGGAATAATTATGGCGATCGCAACTGTAACAAAAAAATCAGTTACTAAAATCATGGACAAAATGTGGAACATCACTATGAACATGGTTCTAAGTGAGGGGGCAGAGGAATTGATCAATAAAGATTATTCAGTCAAGTATCGTTCGGGGGATTCTGTTGCAGATAAAACCGATAAATTTATTGCTTTGATGCAAGCAGACATTGACGCCTATGAATCCGAGCAAAACCTGTTCACTGCACCTGCGTTGGACAATGCTGTGACAAATGTACAGGCAGGATTGGTGGTCTAAATGGCACTAACAAAAGGTTCTCAAACCGTTCTGGATGAATGGGCGCTTACCGCTAATGCAGCCGTTCGGCTGGGTACAGAACTGGATGTATCAACCGCATACGAGGTAACGCTTGCAATCAAAGCGGTACTTGGTGAAGCAGTCGCCAGCACCGGCCAGCCAGAAATAATCATTCAGTCCACTGGTGAGGCATCCCCAGCAAAGGATGATTGGGTGAATGAACTGAGGTTAGTGGGGCCAGTCGGTACGCCAGTTACGCCTTTAGCTCTCGATGCTACAGAACCGGCGGATGAAACGGTAATCGCTTGTACCAACCCCGAAACAGCGGGAATAGACAATGATGGAAAGTTCAAGTTCATCAAAAATACGACTGTTGCAAATTCGGAAGTGGTATTCCAGACAGCGAACTCGGGAGATGCTGGCGATACTATTACGATATTAGACGGGCTTGCTAACGAACAGACCGCAGCCGCATCCGTAATCATGGACATAGACGATGCCAGGGCCGAGGTAGTGGCACAGTGGAAACTTAATATCAACTGTCGATCACTCAGTCGGCTTCGGATAGTATACAATGCCGATTATGATACGGACGGCCCAGATGTTTATACATACTCAGCATATACTCTGAACACAGGACTATAGAACCACATGCATTCTGCTAATGTCAAACCTGGACTCTGGAACATAGACCCGTGGATAGTTGCTTATAACTGTCGAAAATATAATATGCCCGTCCCGGTTATGGCTTTGCCGTTCTGGGAAGGCAATGGTGACGAGGCATTTGACGTTAGTGGTCATGGAAACAATGGAACACTTGTAGGTGTGCCTGAGTGGGTGGGTGGTGCTGCTGGGTTAGAGTTTAATGGGAGTAGTGATTATATCACCGTTCCTAATCATGGCTCGATTGATATATCTGGAACGAACACGCATATATCTATGTCAGCAGAGATAAAATATAGCACGACAAGTATAATAGCGGATAAAGATATATTTGGAAAGTGGAATCCCGATACAAGCCAACGTCAATACCGGATGGATATAGATGATTCCGATGGAGAGAGATTAAAATTATGGTTATCATCTGATGGCACTAATTATTCGAGTTTGTATGGAAATACTGATATTGTTGACGGAAAATTACACCGTTGTGTGTGTACATACGATGGAATATACATGAGGGTGTATGTTGATGGTTTATTAGATGCAAACCCATTAGCTTACTCAAATGGAATTGCATCTACATCATGTAACCTTACAGTTGGTGTAAGAAGTGATTTAGAACGATTTTTCGGGGGTTTGATAAACAATCCGATTTTATGGAATGCGTGCCTTACACCATATCAAGTACAATTTCTTAATACTTACCCTTATTTCATGTATCAAGTACCGCAAGAACTTTACGGACAGCCGCTGGCTGCACCCGCTGGTGTTACAATTCCAGTTTTCATGCAGCATTATAAACAAATGATGGGAGCTTAATAATGGACATTCTCAAACAATCAACAGCAGCAACAATAGTAATGGGTCCAATGCTGGATAGCACAGACGGCAATACCCAAGAAACCGGCCTTACAATCTCCCAGGCAGATATAAGATTATCAAAAAACGGGGGCGCATTTGCGCAGACAAACAACGCAGCAGGCGCAACGCATATGGAAGTAGGAAACTATTCAGTGCCGCTTGATACCACAGACACAGGCACACTTGGAAAACTAAGAGTTTCCGTTCATGAATCTGGCGCCCTGGCAGTTTGGAGAGAATTTATGATAGTGCCTGCCAATGTATATGATTCTCTCGTTCTTGGAACTGATGTACTTACCGCAGACATAACGCAAATAGGCGGAGATGCCCAATCAGCAACCGATCTAAAGGATTTTGCTGATGCTGGTTATGACCCTGCGACCAATAAAGTACAGGGGGTTGTCCTTACCGACACCGTTACCACTAATACCGACATGAGAGGGACGGATTCCGCAGCTCTAGCGGCCACTGCACTTACTGATGTTACTTGGACTGATGCAAAAGCGGCATTTTTAGACCATTCGATCTCAACAGTTGACACCAACGTTGATACATTACTTACAAGGGTTACTGCCGCGGTAGCACTCGCATCTGTATGCACTGAAACAAGGCTTGCAGAACTTGACGCTGCCAACTTACCTACAGATATAGCAGATATACCCACTGTAGCAGAGTTCAACGCCAGGACGCTTGTAGCTGCTTCATACTTCGATCCTGCAGCGGATACGGTGGCAAATGTCACGAATGTAGCAACCTTAACTGGTCATACAGTTCAAACAGGTGATTCTTTTGCTCGAATAGGGGCTCTTGGTGTTGGACTTACTGCATTGCCTTGGAATAGTGCATGGGATACAGAAATCCAGAGTGAATGTAATGATGCTATGGTTGCTTTGAATCTTGACCATCTTTTAGCTGTTGCAGATGCAGATGATGTAGTTGATAATTCTATTATTGCCAAGCTAGCATCTCTGGGAGCTACTGCAGACTGGAGTACATTTGTTAATACTACTGATTCCTTGCAAGCAATTAGAGATAGAGGAGATGCTGCATGGAGTGCTGCTGCAAGTAATCCGAATGTGTTGATAGACACAACCATTGCGGCAGTAACTGATCAAACCCACTTCACATTAACAGCAGGTTCGGATATAGATGATGCATATAAAGATCAAGCAATTGTGGTATATGATGCTTCCAATAACGATTATCCTAGCGTTCGGAAAGTTTCGGCTTATACGGGTGCAACAAAGACAATAACACTTGATTCAGCTCCCGACTTCACAATTTTGGCAGGAGATGGTGTAAAAACATTTGTAACTGCTCCAGGGACAACCGCACCTACCGCTGGACAAGTGGCTGATGCGGTATTAGATGAGTTGGTTGCAGATCACGTTGTAGCAGGATCACTATCAAAAACAGTTAGTGATGTACTTACAGACACCGGGACAACATTACCTGCAGCGCTGGCAACAGCACAGACAGACCTCGACACGATTACGGGCGCAGACGGTGTTACACTTGCCACTTTACAAGCTCTATATGCACCAAACAAAGTAATTCCTGATGTAGCTGGAACAGCAGCAGCACTCCATACAACAACAGATGGCAAGGTAGACGTGGTTGATACAAATGTAGATGCTATCTTAATAGATACCAACAAATTACAGACAGACTGGGCAAATGCTGGCAGACTAGACACAATCCTTGATGCCTGCGCACTTGAAGCCACAGTGGCGGCACTAAACAACATATCCACAGCAGATGTAAATACAGAAGTTGACACAGCACTCTCCGACTACGACCCACCTACTAATACAGAAATGGTAGCAGCTTTTACAGAGATAAAGGGCGCAACCTGGGCAGCAGGAACCGACACCTTAGAACATATCAGAAATAAACAAACTGATATCGAGACAGATACAACAGAGATTGGGGTTGCAGGGGCCGGACTAACAGCACTGGGTGATTCTAGAATTGCCAATCTAGATACTACTATTTCAAGTAGACTGGCTCCCGCTGGTACGTTGGCTACAGTCACAAATTTGACTAATGCCCCATCTAGTGGAGATCTCACAGCAACCATGAAGGCAAGTGTGAATGCAGAAGTATCTGATGTGATCAAAACCGATACAATCAGCGAAATGGCACAGGGCGCACCCGCAGCCACACCCACGCTTGAAGATGCTATAATGTATATGTACATGTATTTCAGAAATGAGGTAACGCAGACAAGCTCCACTTTGAGTTTGAAAAACAATGCTGGAACGGTCATAGCAAAGGCTACAGTATCAGATGATGCAACCACGTTCACGAAAGGGGAAATGGTAAGCGGTCCGTGAGGTGATTATCCATGGCTATTGATTCAGAAGATAAGCGGCGATCTGTTCTGAGAGTATTACCCATTGCGGATGGAACTATATCAGGAGTAGATAAACAGCATATAGTAGAGCTATACCGGGGTATTGCGGCACAAGTACCACCAAGCGTGGAAGCATTCAACGAGATTGTATTATCATCTCCACTTAGCCGAACAATTTCGGTAACATCTGATTTCGCATTCGAGGGCTGAAGCATGGCAAAAAACTATGTAGGTGATATTGGAACTGTAATCACTGTAGATTGTGAAGAAGACATCTCAGCCGCAACTAACACGATATTGAAAGTTGAAAAACCGGACGGCACTGAAGTAGAGTGGACTGCATCAATCTACGATACAAATTATCTTCAATATACAGTCGTGGCAGGAGATTTTGACCAGGAGGGAGTGTATACCGTCCAGGCAAACTTATCGATATCCGGCTGGAGTGGTTCCGGCGATTCCGCATCGTTCATAATCCACAACGAATATAAGTAAGCGTCTGAATGTTATCTCGAAAAATATATAAAATAAAAAACATATCTATACGACCATGAGCTTCTATGATATTGTTCCAATTGAAAACAGTGGCATGTCAGTTATTACCGCTTTAGTTTTTTGTGCTCTTATGACGGCTTGGGGTGCTTATTTTTGGTGGGATCGCCAGGAGCACGAAAGGATAAATAAACGTGTGGATAAACACGCATGTCTGGCCCAAGATCGCATAGATAAAGAAGTTGAAAAGATAGATATCCTGTTCACAAAAATCGATAAAACCGATGAAGACATTTCCGAAATCAAATCACATGTGGAACGCACCCGAGAAGCAGTTGACTGGATCAAAAAATGTTTAGAGCAAAAAGTCAGGCTGTAAAGGTGGGTTAAACATGCAGAAAGTACCAGTTGACACATAGGCAAAGGAACTAACATGGCAAATCTAATATTCAATGAAGATTTCGAAACGTTTACCGAATGCGTAGGTGATAGATCGTATGGAACATACTATCAGGAATACAGGGACAAATTCTTATTGAATAATTTTCAATCAGATGAATCCTGTACCGGACAGCACAGTCTAACAACAGATTTGTTTAAATCTGCATCAGGAAGAACAATTGGAGTTTTGACCAACATAGGGAATACATCCAGGTTCAATTTGAGGGAATCTGGTATAGGAACCAAAGCATATTTCAAATGGATACAGAAATATGAGACCGATATTAATTGGGGTGGGTATTTATCTAAACAGTTATATGTAAATTATCGAGATCAAGGGGATTTTGTACTTACATTATCCAGACTAGGACCCCAAGCTTGGTTGCTTTCAATTATCTCTCAAAATCCATATGGTTATACATATAATAAATACTTCCCAACATCTAAAAATTTAGATGATAATCTATGGCATACATTCGAAGTATTTATGGATTGGACACCAACTGAATGCACATGTGGTTCTGAATTTGCAGATTGTACATCAACCGGTGTGTTCTGGCTGAAAATAGATGGCCAGATCGAGCGAATAGAAAATGAGATTTGTTATAGAAAAACACCCACACCCGGCCCTGGTTTAGTACAGGTAGGGTGGCCAAGCAATCGATCCGGCACGGGTGGAACAGGAACAGCTATGACTTGGCTGGACAGCATGGAAATATGGGATGATATCCCTGATGCAGATGAAACCAACAGTGTGAAAAAAATACTAGATTATGATTTTGAAGACTGGGGCGGAAGCATTGATAGCACGCCAGGATATATCTACACATCTGGGTACTCTGAATATTGTACAGAACATGCAGAGGCTACTACAGTAGTTGAAGAGTACAATGGATGGCATCCATTAACCGGATCTAAGTTCATGCTACAATCGTGCAGTTCAGAATATCCACTTAATCCACCTGTCGATGGAATTACACGAGGGCATGTCCAGCCTGCTAACAACATCGGAGCGGGGGAAGATATGTGTGGTGATGGTTCCGTATATCTGAGTAGAGACATTACAACAGGCGAAATATACACCACGTTCAGGGCTCGATTCAACAAAGGTTTTAAAACAATTGCTGATGGGGGTAGATGTAAATGGATAGTAATGAACACGGATGGAAACGGTTCAATATTTATGCATTTGGGCTATAATGGCAACGGCGATTCAGCAAGGATGTTTTTCTATCATGGGGATGAAGGTCTGTGGTTAGGCGAAACAGTTGATCTAAACAATGCATATGATGGTGAATGGCACAAGTTTTCATTTTATATAGATTTCAATAATGGAATTATTCGTGCTTGGTTTGATGTAGAAAATGAAACTACAGAAAACACAACAAAAGAATGGATCGCAGAAGATGGGCAAATAGGGTCATGTACCAAAGTAAATCACATGAAAATCCAGGGTAATTTCAGCGCAAAACACCCAACCGAAATGACATATTATGCTTTAGATCGTATACAGATATGGGATGGAATCCCAGGAGACGAAGAAACAATGAAATACACAACAAGAATCACAGTAGATAGCGAAGTAACAGAAACGAGAATAGTAGTACCCGATGCAGTTGGCATGGTATCACTTGAATATGTAGATACCGCAGACGCCCCAAAAGCGGGATGCTCGGTGACACTGACCCGGGTAGACGATACAAATGACATGACTACCGGCACAACAGGAGACAACGGTGTAGTTGTGTTTGAGGGCTTGGCATACGGGGAATACGAGGCTACCATAGAGTACTGAGACCATGACCGGCCCGTCCCTTCCGTGGGAGATGTCTCAGGAACAGAAAGAAAGGACATATCCATACTATAAGCAACTGATATCTTTAGTCCTTATAGTAGGTGGTTCTGCTTTGTTGATTGAGCATTTGTTCCAGTATCATGGATACGATCTGCTTGACGTGGCAGGCCATGAATATTACGGGCTGGCAATGATAATCGCAGGATTCATTCTATCTATGAAGTGGCATCAATGGAAAGATTTAAATTTATCTGATTGGAGAAACTGGTTAAGGTGAAAACACATATGACTGAAACAAATGATTGGTGGCTAATACAACGGGCAACAGTAGACCATATACGAAAAGTATTGGATCAAATAATCGAATCGTCTGATAATAGGGTTAAATTTGCTGAAGATGCAATGATGAATTTAGATTCTGGTTTGCATCTAAGCAATGTTAAGCCCTGGGATAAGTGAAATTATGAGCATACTATCTGAAAATACTGATGAACTAATCGCCCTGTCTGTGGTGGTACCTACCATCCTCGTATCGGGATATCAAGCAATTATAGGGCAGGAAATAACCATGCCAAACGAATTGGCTTTGATCATAATCGGCTGGTATTTTGGAAACAATAAACCAATACAGAGGACCGAATAATGACAACACACGGACGAAAGGACGGAAGTCAGACTGGCCGCAAGTCTGGCGGGAGAGGCAGGAATCAAACTGATACTTGTAGGAATCAGTCAACAAAAGGAAGGAGATAACCACCATGAGCGATTATCATATACAAGAAGTAGCAACAGACAATAAAACAATTTCTGCTGTATTCCATATTCCCGTTCCGGGTGGAACTAACACGGCCGGGAATACCTGGAGGGAATCACTTGTAGCATACAGTGGCGGTGCAGATGCAATCGAAAGCAACTTGATAAATATCCCGGGCCCTGAGATAGCAGCTATGAAATCTGGTGCAATCGTTGAGCAGGCAGTTATTATCAAATTTTCCAGTATTAATTTGACAAACCAACAGCGCATATCAGAGGTTGAAACAGCATATGCAACAGAGCGAGATAAAATAACTACTGAATTATCCGCTAAGTTGGAATTCTATGGCTATGAAGGTGATGTAGACTAATGACTAACTCGGTATACTCAGCCCCGGGCAATGAACAGACGCTCATGGATACTGACTTAAATTCACTTGCTAATGTAACCGTAAATGTGGGTGGGACTGCAATAGACAACAGCACGAACCGATATTTATATGTTGAACTTGAATTAGTCCTGGCGTCTGTAGACCTGTCATCTCAAACCAACCCAGCAGTGGATGTCTATTTGGTCCCGAGCTACGACGGCACGAACTATGCGGATACCGGCACGGACGGGAGCACAACAGACCTACCATTATCTGATTATCTGGTAGCCTCCATGGGCGTGTCGGAAACGTCAGCAGCACACCTGGCGGTATCACCACACATCCTTCTTGATCCTGTGAAATATACTCCAGTGGTGGTCAACAGCACAGGGGCGGCCCTGGCGGCAACAGGAAACACACTTAAGTGTAAAACGTATACAGTAACTACATGATAATCCCTACTCAGCCCTGGAACCCTAACAACAAGCCCATATGGCAGGCGCCACTTGGTGTCATGCGCTCGATAGTGGCATTCAACTGTCGCAAGTATGGGATGCCACAGCCCGTATTAGCATTGCCGTTATGGGAGCGATCCGGGCTGAAAGCACATGATTTGAGCAACAACAGGATTGCATGTGATCTTGTGGATTCGCCTTCAACGTATCCCACCTGGAAACAGGATGGATTATATTTCAATGGTGGAGGAGTGGATACACCTACACTAAATCACAACATCGTGACTGGTGATTTCACATATTTTGCAGTGATTAAACCAGATGCTGGTGGGCTACCCACATCAAAAACAATTATTTCAAATAATGGTAGTCCGATATTTTCACATAATTACAATAATTCGGGTGAATTGGGGATTGATTGGGGAGCAACAGAAGGTAGTTTTGGTTGCAGTCCAGCAGCAAATGATATTAGCAGCGTGGCAATGGTGCGAAGCGGAACCACCATTTCAGGATATGTAGACGGTGTTGCAGGTGGCACAACATATACTGTATCCACGTCAATGGCAAATGCGATAAACTATATTGGGCACCCTAATTATATTTGGGTTCCAGAGCAATATCTAGGATACATTTATGAGATATTGATATATGATGTGGCACTGACAGGAAGGCAGTTAGGGTTTATTTCAAATTATCCTTATTTTATGTACATACTGCCAGAGGAATATTATAATGAATTCCGGAGGTACAAAGGGATTCATCTTACGTCTGGGTTAGACTGAATAGAATAAATAACTATATAACCGATCAGTGTCAACTTGGTATTGTAATCCAACTGGATTCATCCAACCTGAAAATCAGGACGGTGTCACTACCCGTCCACAGTTGTTTCAAACAAGTGGGGCAGTTCATTCCTCTGCCCCAACCTCTCACTTTTATTCAATAATTAATCTTCATTACATTCATCAAGCCATTTACTATATTCACGCTTGCAAATGTCTTTGTCTTTTGTTTTTATAGACCACCCGTCTACATAAATATGTAGATATCCCCCATACTGTTCTGTCTCAAATTTTTTCATTTAAATCACATGCTTTATAATATTCTGTTCGGTCCCACCTGATCCAGTGTTCAGAGATTTTCCACTGATCTCCTAAGGTGTTTTCAAGCAGGATTCTATTTTTATTATCAATTGAAACAAACCTGCCTGTTCCGAACTTGGCGTCGTCTGCGCCCATCTTTTTGCCCATACGGGTGTATGGGTGAAGGTACTCCACTACATTGCCCGGGGTTAAATCTTCAATGTTCATAAATCATCAGATTCCCAGGTGGCGGGTCTGTCGCCTAGCATACAATTCATTTTATATATATCCGGAGCATCGACGGGAACATCCCCATCACAATCAATAACCATTGTGGTCTGGCATTGGTGATGGCAGGCGTGGCAATACAGTTCAAATCTACATTTCATCTTTCCACCCGGGCCTTGTTCATCTGTGATTTTCCTGTTATAATCTTCTCGGGCATGCCGCACTGGCACGCCTTTTGTATTAGGATCGGACCCGGCAGGGATTCATACTCTAAAGGTCTACCACATCTGGGGCATTTATCTGTCATTTGTATACCCCCTCCTACGACACCAGCTACATAAACCATCTTTCCCAATTGGTCCGGCCAATGATGGCGCCCTATTACAGTTGCCACAGCAACCACGCCACGGTTTTCTTTTTATCATTTCAATCCACCGCCTGGACAATTTTAAGTTTTTCAATCGGAACTTTTGTCATGATACTTCGATTGTCTATAATCAAGGTAACAAGCGTAGTCGATTCGATCCCGGTTTTAGGACTGATCACTGTTCCATATCTGCCGTTTTTGTGCAAAACCCGCACACCCTGGAAGAAATCCACTGGGCTGGAATTTTCAAGTGTTTTTGGGATACGCTGCACTGTGGCCGGCCGACTGGGTTTAGAATTCCAGAGTGGAGATATACACCACCGGCAGTTCTTAGGAGGATTCTGCCCCCCCTGATGCCATTCTTTCCCGCACCGGAGGCAGCGGAGTAAATCACCTTGTTCAGTTGTCATTTTTCAAGAACCTCCGATATTGCATGGATTGCACCATCCCAATACGGGTCTCCCTCGAACCCTTCTCTATTTTTGCAACGTTGATATATTCTAAGAAGTTCGTGTGCTTTTTTTTCATTGATCATATTTTGTTTCATTCCTACCCTCTCGGGTAATTACTACTATGATGTTATTCTATATATAGATTGTGTTATATATAGGATATACCTAAATCGCAGGAGCAATACCGATCACAAAATCACCAAAATCAGCCAATAGCACTCGCCTATACTTATAGTATACCTTGCTTGGCGGCGCAAGGTCAAGCCCTTCGAGTACCAATTCCAATAATGGATACTCATGGAACTTATCACGCTTGTCCTGGGCAACCAGGATAACGTGTTTTTTGATATTGATCCCTAAAAACATAGCAACACTTCCCACTGTATCAGCCTTGATTACAGTGTTCTGGTAGTTTACCTGTGCCTCAATACCGTTTTTGACCATGTGCCTGAAATCCACAGCATCCTCGATTGCATATTCCCTGCTTCCGCTCATTCCATCACCTCTGTTGTCTGAATCCCCTTCGCTGTCCGGCGATATAGCCACTGAGGTTTTTTATGTGATCCACGGTTTATCCGTTTAACCAAACCATTGACCATCATCTCTTTGAGTAGATTTGTTACGGTTTGTTTAGCACAATCCATTTCTTTTGCTATGAGTGCTACAGTGGCTGTATCACTGTAAACTTTAATCGCTTTAATTACATCTTTATCATCATATTTTTTTTCAAACGTCATGATAGGTACATATACACACTCATTTGTTATATACTTTAGGTAATAGGGTGTAAGCATAAACTATATATAGTATTGAGTTGTATTAGAGTATAGGGCGAAAGCGCATAAGTAAAAATAATGCGCAACGCCCAGGAATGATATGAAATGATAATCAGAACCAAACAATTGAGAAAAAACAAAAACATCATTTTATCTATAAATAACAATGATATTTTGGTGAATCAGTTTTCCTGCAAGGGGAATCTGTATTCAGACGGAGATATAATATCTGATCAAAAACTAATGAAAATGTTGAAATGTTTAGAAAGCAAGAAACCACAAAAACATGATCCTTATATCCATCAATGGGTGGTATGAAATGACAAACAACAACAACATATTCAAGTTAAACCCACGTCTTTCTGATGTGGTTATGGCAGAGATGGAGGAGTACCTTCATAAACAGAAAATAAACTACTGTGTAAAATCAGTGCATTGTATATGCACAAAATGTGGTGAATTTGCCATGTTTGAATCACGGCCATATGGGGTGCCAATACAGGACCATTATTATTGTGATACTCCAGTGTGTGATAATAGCTGTTGTGTTGATGACAACAGCGATTGGGATTTAAACAGATTCAACTGGGTGGTATGATGCCACTTGGAACCGAGGGTGTTAAAAACAGGCGGTGGGAACGTACAAGTGCCGCAAATGAACGAAAACCAACATGGACTATAAGAAAGTCTAGGAGGGTGACATGACAATTGAAATGGCAACAATCCACAAAAGAAACGCATGGGGATACGTCATTATGATCGGTGATGTTGCGGTCGGGTTGGGACTCTCAAAAGCAGACTGCCTGCCACTCACTGATGAACTCAATCTATCTGAAGAGAAACGAAACTATGTACTGGGAATCGTAAGTGGTTTACCAGACCTAGAGTTATAATCAATCTGCTGGTATGTGTCTCTCTCTTCCGCATACCAGCACTCACTATGTACCACACCCGTGTTCAAATCCGGGGTGGTGCGATCCCCTCCACATAATCAAAGTAGATATAAATAACGGTGGTGATAATTTGGAACTAGAATATACTGTATCAAAAACTAATGAAAATAATGGCTCAGTTTATACACTGTGATTCTCCAGCCCCAGCAGATCGGCAATAATCGAAACAACAAGGAGGTAACAAATGATTTGACGTAATGCAGAAACCACATCATTCCGCAATGATGGCTTGGGTGGTGCCAGCAGACCACCCACACAATCGATGGCACATAACTGATATTTCAACTCAGTCAGTAGATATCTGCTGCTGAGGATAGTGAGTGAAGGGAAGCCGGTTCAAATCCGGCGCCATCGAACATATAATATAAGGAAATGAAATTATGACATTAGAAATAAGTATAAACACAAACAATATCCCTCCGTCTGTCGGAGAGATTAGAGAGTATCAGGGGAATAAGTCCCTGCATATAGAATCAATGACAAAATTCAGAGAGTGGGTGTTGTCAAAAGTCCCAATTGAATCACTAGACGAAGAGATAATATTTGTGGTATCTGGATCAATGCCGAACTGTGCGGCGTTGATGATCGGCCTTTTGCTATCTGGTAAGGGACAAGTTGTTTTTAAAACCACAAAAGATTTTAGAAGAGAGATGGTGGTATAAATGGATAATCAAGAACCAACAGCAGGGCAGCAGAATGAATGGGTAAGAGATGCACTCGAGCTATCCGGTTTTGAATCTACTCCAACGGATGGGGTATATTTCAAATCACATGGAGATATGAAACTAGTTGTCGATGGCACATCAGTATATTTCAAAGATGGCTCAGGGCGAGTGGATGACCCAGAAGACCCGGCCATCATGTCAGTTAAAGAGATAATTGCAGATGCCAAGACCGGGGCCATGCCTGGGCAGCAGGAACCTGACATGCACTATCAAAAGGAGGCAGAGCAACCAGAAGAAGAGCAAACATCAACTACTGATATTATACCTGTCCTTACAACAACAGATATTGTAAGGCCGGCGGTGTCTGCGTCTAATGCAATAGCCGCATGGAATGAATTTCAGGAACTCCAAAAAGCAATATTACAACCATCAGATTTCCAAAAAATAGGGAATAAAGATTTCAAGAAAAAGTCCGCATGGCGTAAATTTGCAACATTCTTCAATCTAAATGATAAGATTGTTGAAGAAGTACAAACACAACACTCAGAAGGAAACGGGTGGACCTGGAAGATAAAAGTAGTATGCCATGCTCCAAATGGTAGGTCCACAGAGGGTGTTGGGATGTGTTCGACCTCTGAGCGCAATTTTGCTCATTTAGAGCATGATACATATGCAACAGCACACACACGGGCTAAGAACCGAGCAATATCTGACATGGTGGCTGCTGGAGAAGTATCTGCGGAGGAGATGAATATATGAACATAGTATCACTCAACGTATCAAACTTCATGAAGATTGAAGCGGCAGAGATCACACCAGAGGGTAACACAATTATCCTATCAGGCCCAAACGGCGCAGGCAAGAGCACAGTAATTGATTCTTTTGTGGTTGGGATGAGCGGCAAGGCACTAAACGCCATCCATTTGCCTGTGCGGCAGGGCGCAGATTCTGGGAAGATTGTTATTGATCTTGGTGACATAATCGTTACCAGGAAATTCACAAATGAAAAATCTTCTCTTGTCGTTGAAAACAACAGGGGAATGGTGTACAAAAGTCCCCAAAAACTATTGGATGGGCTTATGGGGATAATATCATTTGACCCAATGCAGTATGCGAGTTTGTCAGATAAACAGCAGAAAGAGGTGCTGTTAAGTTTAATCAATCTTCCGATTGACATCGATGAGCTTGATAAAGAGCGAAAGGAACTGTATGATACGCGTACCCTGGTAAATCGGGATATCAAGCAGCTTACCGGACAGATGGAGGGGATACAGGACCGGCTCGGGGTTCCTGACGACGAGATAAGTACTGCTGACATAACAGATAAAATGAAAGCGGCATCAGAGCAGATCGCAGCGAATGAGAACAAAAGAATCGATTTATCTTATCTCATTGAATCGGAAAAAACAGCAAATGCAACACTGGCATCAATGGAAGATGAGATCAAACGCTTGCAAGAGGCAATAGGTAATCAGCAAGAGACTGTAGCACAAATACACAACGATGTTGATGTTCTACAAACAACCGTCGATTCACTTATAGACCCAGACCTGGAACAGTTCAAATGTCAGATAGAGGATGCTGAGATAATTAACCAGCATGTCAGGGAAAAGCAAGAGCGAAGGAGATTGCTAGCACAGATCAACGAAACCAAGGCAAATAGCCTGGCGCTGACTGTAGATATGACTGCCATTGATGAATTAAAAGACAAGACCATCCAGGGGGCGAATATGCCTGTGCCTGGACTTGGCTTTGATGAAAACGGAGTGACTTTCGAGGGCATCCCACTTTCCCAGCGATCGGACGGTGAAAAACGCAAGATATCAGCAAGAATCGGTATGGCATTAAACCCAGACCTGAAAGTATTGTGGTTGAAAGATGCCAGTCTGCTTGATGATTCCAGTATGCAGGAAATGAAGGACCTTGCAGAGGAACATGAATATCAACTGTGGATGGAAGTAATAAATGATATGGACAACGTGGCAATTCATATCGAAGACGGGAGGGTGGTTACATGAGCCACACTCTTTCACCAGCACTGAATGCTAAATTATTCAATGCACACAAAAAGCGGTATAAAAATCTAATGCCAGGCATGTGCAACACGTGTAGGAAGCTATATGGAGCTAATGTACCTGATATGTTGTCTATTGTTATAATCTCAAACGTTACAACTATTGAGAAATATACAATAGTTGAAATTGTGCTAGTCATACATAGAAAGAACCGCCCGGTTGTGCGACACTTTCAGGGGCTGGCCACAAAATCATATACAGATAAATTGAATCCACGGACAGGGCTATGGATAGCATATAATCGGGCATTCCTGGAAATGGTAAACATGGGGGAATAAACATGATCATAGGATGCAGCGCACACGGAGTAACGTGGGCGTGTGAGGAATGTAGCAAGCAGGACGATCCTTTATCCTGCCTGGAATTCAGACGAAACAATGAGGTGGTGGTACACCATGGCCAGACGACATGTGATGGCTATAACATATGAGCCTAAGATCACAGCAGTACAGAACGGTAAGTGCCGACAGACAATAAGAACGATCAGGCCAATCAATCCAGGAGATGTAATTACATTTCACGGGTGGGTGGGACTTCCATATCGCTCTAAATGGTCATGGCGAAAAGAAGTTACTGTATCTGATGTGATCCCGACCGAGATCACAAATGATGGAATGTTCATTGAAGGGATATTACATACGTGGACATCCTGGTATCCAGCGAGATTGGCAGAATATGACCACATCAGCCCAGCCACAGGAGAGGCACTGCGGGATGTATTGTTCAGATTGAATGGTGTGCCAAAAGAACCAGTAGAATGTATAATAATACGGTGGTGACAACAATGGTAAAATGTGAAGAGAGTATAACATATACAATTTCAGGTCTAACGTTTAAAAACATAGAACATATTTGTATAGGATTAGATGAACTGATTTCCAGAAATATAGACGAAATGCACAGACAGGAAATTATAGAATTGTCTAAGGACATAGACAAAGGGTTACCTGAACCTAAACAACAATGAACTGGTGGTGAACACATGGTTGACATGATAACCGATCTAAAACGAATAGCTAACAACATTACAGATATTCAATCCAAAATACCTGAATTCATTATTTTAACTGAATTCCAACGCGGAGAGCTGGCTGGACGCAAGCAACAGCTTAAAGAAATTATTGAAAAGCTGGAGGAAACATAATGATACAAATACCCTTTTTGTGTTTTGCTGAAACAGTATTCAGATGTGAGATTTCTGGTAAGATATGTGAACATGGGAATTGTCATGAATGCATAGTCGCAAGTTATTTTATTGAATTTAGGAGGGATGATGATGATTTCTAAAAAAGGATATGAACTGAAAAATCTTGATACTGGTAAAAGGGTATTCATACCATATTCAATTGTTGAAACACATGTATCAAGATTTTTACTTGAGTTGGTAGACCATACCGATCTAGGAACTGATTGCAGCACACCGCAGCACTGAGGCGATATAATGGTAACTGTAAAAGAATTGATATCTGAATTAAAAACGATGCCACAACACCTTCCGGTCGGTGTTGCGATGCAGGATAATAAAATTGACGAAATAGCAGGCAATGTCTGCTATGCAGAAGAAACAATAGATAACTATGACCCTGAAAATCCAGTTAAATATGTAGTTTTGAGGTGTTGATAGTGACAAAAGGAATTAAAGATTATGCGGATGACATACTACAGACACACGATGAACTGAACGGGCTGATAGACTGTCACCCAGATTATGACAAAACAAATGCCCGGCTTTCCCGGCAATTGACCAAGTGGTCAAATCTATTAAACATTTCTGTACAGGTCGCAAACAATGAAACCACCCCATGGCTGGAATCTGAGATAAAGCTGCGTTGCATCCCCATGCAACAGAAAAAGGACACGAAGTATAGACAAACGGGGGACTATGTGGCATATCTTGACGATTATGATATGTTTGTAGGCCTTTGTGTTGAGCGCAAGACACGTGAGGATTTGTATGGCACATTAATGAATAAAGAACGAAGAGAGCGCCTATATCGTGAAATATCTAGGTATGAATCGGACCCTAGATTCAATCTGTTCATGTTAATTGCTGAATGCAACTATGAAGAGTTTTTACAATATGTGCCCGAGATTTTTGTATTTTCTCATGATTCTGCTGAATATACGCGAAATAAAAATATTATACGATATTTCAAACGATTTTATAAAATTGATGTGCAGCAGAACCAAATAAAAGAGGTACCAGACGCATTAAAAATTGATACGGGTGACCACCAAATGTTTTTATCATTCCATCCTGGCGGTGCATCGGTGTTAGTAGACGGAGTATTACGTGAGACCCTGGTGAAGCGAATCAATCTGTTTGGGAAAACACAATATTA